AGCAAGCTCAAACAAACCAGAAATTTCAACTACTAGCGACAGTTTGTCAATAACAACCGCAGAAGGAGTCCTCGGCGGATGGCGTCCGATAATTCATCTGCAAAATGGCGACAATGCTGGTCCTGGCGATTTTGGTGCTGGCCAGCCATTGATTACACTAGTAGGCAATACACTTATTTCATCAGGCAGAAATCACAGTCTAAGATTTCACACTGGATCGCCCGGCAGTTCAGGTTACCTGGGCGATGTCTACGATGATGGCCGAATTTATTACGACAACGATACTTTTACTTTGAAAATTGTTGGTAATGTTCAAATAGTTTCTAATATTGCAGGAAATATTGATGCTAATTTGACCGTTGGTAATATCAAAGCCGATGCTTATTTTTACAGCAATGGAACAGCATTTGTAGGTGGCAGCGGCAGTGTCGGTTATACCGGATCGGCTGGAACTACAGGATACGATGGTAGTGTGGGTGCTACTGGATATGCTGGCTCAGTCGGTGCTACTGGATACGCCGGTTCAATTGGAAGCACAGGATTTACTGGATCAGTGGGTGTAGGATACACCGGCAGTGCCGGAACCGGAAGCAGCGGCGGAGGCTCTTTAGTTAAAACATTAGACTATGTTGGAAGTTTAGTTGTCAACAACGGTACTAAAAAATGGTGGATAAACAACACCTACACAATAAGTAGATTAGTGGGCTTTGTGGATGTGGCACCTACCGGAGCTAATGTAGAAATTAGAGTCAATAAAAATGGTAGCAGTGCTACTACATTTACTATTCCCACTAACACAAGTAGAGCTAATGCTAATATAAGTATTAGCACAGTTGAGGGCGATTATATAACTGTCGATATAACACAGGTTGGAAGTACTGTGGCCGGCAGCGATTTATCTTTGGTATTTGAATATTCCAGACCAGTATAAAGGAAATAGAACATGACATTGCAAGAAATAACTGAAAAATTTGGCACCACTGAAGGGTATTTTTATATTTTAACAAAAAATAAAAAAGATATAGAGATACTCGAAGATATCGATCAAACTGCTTCTACACTAGCAAATTCTTCGGGGATGTTTATTAGAACCGAAAACGAAGTAACACATCCCGATTATGTAAGGATAACAGAATAATGGGATATGCTAAATTAAATTTTGCTACCACAGTTACAACTGCTCAGGCCATGTACGATGTGGTAAGAGTACTCAATGGTACTATTACTGCACCTGCCAACCTCAGTTATGCCAGTACTACTAACAGCGAAATAGTGAATACACTAGCGGAAAATTGGACCGTGGTTTATGGCTCTGTTGCCGATACTACTACTGCCTATGTAGTAAGTAGCCCCTGTGTTACTGCGGCAAAGACGCATTTTGTAAAATTACAAATGGGCAATGGTACCTCTTGGGATGCATCCGCGGCCTTTTCTACTGCCGGCGCTGGGATTGGCTTGAATACCATTTCAGCTGCGACCAGTGCTACCTCTGTAACCAATCCTGCTTTTTATAGCACCAGCACCGGTGCTACTGGAATGGGAAGATACTTGGTCAAGGTAGATGCCAGCAATACAAACATTTACATACATTGGAGTTCACATCATATATTATTTTATGGTTTAAGCTCAGCAGGTGCAACAACAATGTTTATTGGCAGTTTTGAATATCCAGAAAATAGTTTAACACAATTTACTAATACAGCGCCGGTGCTGCAATATAATTATACTTATGCCCAAACAACTACTTTTATAACCACAACTGCGGTTACCACTGGTACCACTAGTGCAATATTATTCCAAGGTATAAACATACATGAACCATTGGCTAGTACAACCAGCGGTGTATATAATTTAGGTGTAGCCGGGTATGGAACTGTGATCCACAGTGATTTCGATCCTATTGTAACATTAGATAGCCTCGGTAATAATGTTTACCCATTGGTTCCTTATTATTGGACATTGCCCAGTAGAGGTATACCAAATTTAAATCTCAGTCAACTCACTGGAGTATACCGTATGGCAAAAAGTGCCGGTGCAGCCGAAGCAGTATTTACAGTAGGTGGCGCCAGCTATGTTTGGTTGCCTTTGAGCACTACAATCACCGGCGGTACACAACAGGCCGGAATTGGAATATTAAAATCATAAAGGAATAAAGATGGGTTTCGCTAGATTACATTTTGCGAATGATAGTACACTAACAATAGGTAATGTTATAAGAGATATTGTAGGGGTTATTGCCGGTGATTATACGGCAACCAATCAATTGCTGGCTGCAACTCAAAATCTCAGTGAAATTCGCAATACCGCTGGTAGGGGAAACTGGACAAAAGTCTATCCATCTACTAATACTAATACCATACCTCAAGTTTTGAGTACTACTTGTTTAAATGGTACAACTAAGTTTATAAGGATCAGCGGAATAGGAACTAGTGATGTTTTTCCTAATACCACTAACACAGATACTTATAGTTACGCAACTAGTGCCGCGGTAAATGGAATAGCTATGCAATGTGTAACAGCAGCTACTTCGGCCACTGTTGTTACTAATCCTACTTTTGTAAATGCGAATGCAACTCTAGCAGCAAATAATTTTATTACAGGCAACTTTGTTTGGCTAAGTTGGAGTAGTAGACACTGTTTAATTCTTGGTAATCAAACCGGCTCTGGGACAACTGCAATCGTTGGTATTGGTTGTTTTGAATTTAATGAATTGGGAATTTATGATTATCGTAATGTAGCGCCTTTTATAAATTGGCAACTTATGACTTCTACATTTTCCACGGGTATAAATCCCACCACCACTGCCGCTCTTCAGAGTAGCATTTACATTATGAATCATTACAATCCTTCCACCACTGAAACTTATGGTTATTACAATTTAACTGCTGGTATAACAAACGTTGAGTATAATTCGATTACTGCCGGTACTGCCTCTAGCCTTCCTTCATCATATACAAAAAATAGTAGTGGAGCAGTAGCAGCTATTTTACAACCATTGTTTTGGCATCAACATCAATTAGGAATTCCCCACGCTTATATCAGTGATCTAAGTAAAGTATACAGAACGCAAAATGGAATTGGAAATCCTGGGGATACAATGACTGTGGGAGCCGATACATATGTTTACTTTCCAATAAGATCAGGCGATGGGTTATATTTTAGTTTAGCAGTACTAAGAGCTTAAAACATGCCTGACGCTTATTTTGATTCTAACCTAAATGGTAATTTAACAGCGTCACTGGGCCTGAAAGATAACAATGCGGGTAATGTTGAATTTTACGCAGATTCTTTAGCTTTAAATTCTACACAGTACATCTTTGATAGTAATTTAAATGCTGGTATATCAGATTCAATTGGCATAAGAAACCTCGATCTTGGTAATGTTGAATTTTATGTAGATTTGCTAGCTATAAATTCTACACAGTATAGTTTTGATAGCAATTTAAATGGTAGCTTGACTGACACATTGGGTATAGAAGTTCATGCAGCAAGTCTACCATATACTGTAACAAGATCTCCCACTTTACAATCAAGGTTCTTAGATTAAAATGATTAGAGGAAGTTATTTTTTTAACACAAGTGCCAGTCAATACCTGAGTTTATCGGGTGACCCAGCATTTGCTATTGCTACTACTACAACACCATTTACGGTGGAAGCATGGATCAGACTTCGAACCTCTGGTGGTAGGATACTCAGCGAAGGTTATCCCGGCTCTGGTTCTGTATCTTTGGTATTCGGGCTTTGTGATGGAACCAGTGTACAGAATCAAGGATTATTTTTGGGATTCGGATACTATACCGGAACTACCTGGGTCAGCGCGGCCTGCTCTACTACAGAACTAAGTTTACACACATGGACACATGTAGCCTGTGTATTTACCGGATCGACTAGTCGTGTTTATATCAATGGACTAGATAGAACTAAAACTTCATCTCCTACTCCGGCAGCTACCTGGCCTATAACCGGCGTCAATGGGGATATATGGTATATTGGTCGTCGCTGGGATACCAGTGCCGGCGGCACTTACATAGATGGTTTTATCCATGACCTAAGATTTGTAAATGGTAGCGCAGTTTATACAGCCAACTTTACTCCATCCACCGGATCATTGTCCAGTATTGCAAATACTGTAGTGCTTACTTGTTCAAATTACGAAAATGAATCAATTGATCGTGGACCAAACAATTTTACTATTACCAATGTAAATGGTGTAACTGGTAGCTCCTTGCTGCCCACACAATCAAATTTCGTCGGTGAAGCCACAATTGCGTCAGAAGAATTTAATGCAGCTCAAGCGGAAAAAAATCGATCTGGGATGTGGTCCACTGTGGAAATTAGTCCAAAATATTAATTATTGTAATATAATTTAATTGTATTGACTGAACATAAAATATTTGCTATAGTTCTTTCTATCGGTAAGTATTTTGCACAGTCTTCAATTAAATTATGATCAAAATCGCTATTATTGACATCATTGGTTTGCCTTATGATGGCACCACAGTTTTTCAACAGGGCTTAGGTGGCTCCGAAAGTGCAGTCACTTATATAAGTATAGAATTAGCTCGTTTAAATTTCGATGTTACTGTTTTTAACAACTGTGACATCGATCATGCACGATCTGGCACATATAATAATGTAAAATTCAGACCAATTGCCGACTTAAATCAAGATCATCATTTTGATATTGTTATCAGTAGTCGGACAATTATTCCATTTATGGAACCATCTCGATATCATGAACTTAACGATAATCGAGCCATTCCTTTACAGCAATATAATTTATATGACCGTATTGTATCTCGTGCCTCAATGAGAGTACTTTGGATGCATGACACTTTCTGTTTAGGTGATAACTTTATTGAAGAATTAGCAGTTCGAGATCGAATTACCGATATTTTTACATTAAGTGATTTTCATTTAACCTATGTGGCTAATTGTCATCATGGTCGGCGTCGAAATTTCGAAGTATTGAAACCGAAATTGTTCATTACTCGTAATGGTGCAAATAAATTTGATGTTCCTGTCGATATCGCTCAAAAAGATCGAAATTTATTTGTCTATAATGCTTCGGTTACCAAAGGAATGATACCTTTGGTTAATCAAGTTTGGCCCGTTGTTAAACAACATATACCATCAGCAAAATTAAAAGTCATCGGAGGCTATTATCGATTTAGCGAATCGCATGGCCCGGATCAGCAAGAACAAGATTGGCGAAGAATGGTTGCTGATCCTAAATACTCAAATATGGGTATTGAGTTTACTGGTGTAATCTCACAAAAAGAAATAGCCGAGATTTTGTCGCAAGCATATATGATGATATATCCATCGGCCTTTCCGGAGACATTCGGGATATCGAGTTTGGAAAGTATGTTGTATAATACCCCAGTAGCTACTTGTCGATTCGGTGCATTAGAGGAAGTTGTTTTAGAAGGCGCCGGATATCATTTAAATTATGCTATTGAACCCAATGGATTATTTCCTGATATTAATAATCCTAATCAATGTAGATTATTTGCCGAAATGGTAATTAATGCTTGGCGAAATACTTATTTGCATCAACAAAAACAATATTACTGTAATATTATTAAAGATGTAGTCGGTTGGGATTCGGTCGCATTGCAATGGAAACAATGGTTTTATCGTAAAACCGGAAATTTTCTCAATCGAACTGAATATAGAAAAGTAGACCAAATTAATCGAAGAGTACATAAAATTTGGGAAAGACGATATACTAATTTAATTGAATTTGAAAATAGAAAATCCGGCAACGAACAACCTATTACCGTTGTTAGTACATTCTATAATGCACAATCGTATATATCTAAATTTATTGAAAGTATTGCGACCCAAGACTACGACAATTATAAAGTTTATATGGTCGATGATGCTAGCACCGATAATACTTTAACAGTTGTAAAACAGTTTTTAAATTCTTTACCGACAGAAATTCAAAACAAATTTTATATTATCGAAAATAAAACTAATTATGGAGCAGTCTATAATCAAGTTAATGTACTTAGATCAATTGCTGATACTAACAGTATTGTTATGATTATTGATGGCGACGATTGGCTAGTAAACGATAATACAATTTTTAATTACTATAATTCCATATATGATGGCACCACAGAATTCACTTATGGTAGTTGTTGGAGTGTAGTTGACAATATTCCATTGATTAGTCAGCCTTATCCCGATCATATTAAACAAACTAAATCTTATAGACAACATAGATTTAATTGGATATTACCGTATACCCATCTACGAACTTTTAAAGCGGAATTAATTAAAAAAATACCCGACAGTAATTTTAAAGACTCAGATGGAAATTGGTATCGTGCCGGCGGCGATGGCAGCACCTTTTATAGTTTAATTGAATCCGCCGATCCAGATAAAGTTAAATGTCTTCAAGATATAGTCTATAATTACAACGATGCAAATCCTTTGAATGATTATAAAGTTAATTCAGAAGAACAAAATAGAAATGCTTCGCAGATTGTGTCAAAAAAATCAATCGAAAAATTTTCTGTTATTGTTCCCACAATGTGGCGTGTAGCCGATCAATTCACTGAATTTGTACTAGAACTAATCGAATCTCAGTATGTTGGCGAAATTATTGTCATTGACAACGATAATCTAAAAAAGCCTGACAATTTTCCTGTACACGAAAAAATAAAAATATTTGATTTTGGAAAAAATATTTTTGTAAATCCAGCCTGGAATTTTGGAGTACAACAAAGTCAATTTGATCGTGTTTGTATCTTGAATGATGATGTTGCATTTGATTTAAAATTATTTGAAAAATTACAAGGTTTGGTTACACCAAAAGAAGGAGTTTTTGGTTTATGTCCCGGTACACCAGATTTTAATCAACCACCGATAACAGATGGTGCAATAGATATTATCACTTGGACATCACAACATACTTATGGGTTCGGCTGTTTAATGATTTTACATAAGAAATCCTGGGAAACTATTCCAGAAGGTCTTAATATCTATTACGGTGATAATTTTATTTTTGATTTGCAATTGGCTAAACAAAAAAATAATTATTTAATTACTAATATGAATTTTCAATCACCGTTTGCTGCTACCACAGCGGATAAAAGTATCACAGGCGGTGTATTAGACCTTGAAACACCAATATATCAAAAAGTTAAAAAAGAAATGATAGATAAAAACATTGTGAAAACTGAACCAACTCCTGTAAAAAATATTAATCGAACATTAAAAAAAATATTAATTGCTATCCCTACAGCTCGAAATATTGAACCCGACACATTTAAAAGTATCTACGATTTAGAAGTACCCGAGGGGTACGAAACTATATTTCAATATTTTTATGGCTATAATATCGATCAAGTTAGAAATTTAATTGCCGACTGGGTAGTTAAAGGATTTGATTACTTATTCAGTGTTGATAGTGATATTGCATTTCCCCCTGATACTCTTAAAAGATTATTAGCTCATGACAAAGATATGGTATCCGGTTTATATATTCAAAGGAAACCCGGGCAACATATTCTCGAAGTTTATGAACATAATGGTAAAGGTGGGGTAGCGAATATACCTTATGAGAAAATTGTTGGGCGTGGACTAATCGAAATAGCTAGTTGTGGTTTTGGTTGTGTATTAGTTAAAGCAGAGGTAATGAGATCTATCCCTTATCCTCATTTTAAATATTACAGTGCAATTGATCATCGTAATACAATCAGTGAGGATGTTGATTTCTGTCGTAAAGCTCTATCAGCAGGATTTAAGATTTGGGCCGATACCAGTATTCTTTGTCGACATATCGGGCAAACTGAATTTCTTATTGATACAACAATTAAACCGACCAGTAATGAAATGAGATTAAGAGAATTAGGAAATCAACGATTACTACCTGGTACTCATGTAAAGTTTCTTCAACAATTAAATGATATCGGTTTTAAACCTAACATTATCTATGATGTTGGTTCTTGTGTTTTACATTGGACCAACGAAGCTAAACGAATTTGGCCAGATGCTAGATTTTATTTGTTTGAAGCAATGAGCAGTTGCGAATTTTTATACAAAGAAGGTAATTACGAATATCATATTGGACTACTTAGTGACCAGGATGGGAAAGAATTAGATTTTTATCAAAATGATGAACATCCGGGTGGTAATAGTTACTACTTAGAAAATATTGAAATTAATCCTCAGGCGAGAGATTATTTCAACGAAAGTCACAAAAAGAAAATGACTAGTCGAACACTATCTTCGGTAGTCAAAGAAAGAAAATTTCCTGTACCCGATCTTCTAAAATTAGATGTGCAGGGTGCCGAATTAGATATCTTAAAAGGGTCTGAAGACTTGATTAAATTGGTTAATCATATTATACTAGAATTACAAGTAGTAGAATATAATAAGGGGGCTCCCTTAAAGGATGAAGTAATTGCATATATGGACCAATTGGGTTTCGATTGTTTTGGACTATTCAGTAATAACGGACCCGACGGAGACTACTTTTTCAAAAGAAGACAATGAAAATTTTTGTGAACGGAACTTTTGATATTTTGCATCGAGGTCATATCGAGCTACTAAAATATTCTCGTTCCTTAGGTAATCAATTGCTAGTTGCTATCGATTCAGATCAACGAGTAAAACAATTAAAAGGTAGTCAAAGACCGATCAATGATCAAAATGATAGAAAATTTTTACTAGAAAATTTAAAATCAATTGATCGGGTAGCTATTTTTAATAGTGATCAAGAATTAATCGATATAATTAAAAATTATCATCCTGACATAATGGTCAAAGGAAGCGACTATCAAAATCAAAATATCATTGGATCCGAATATTGTAAAGAAATAAAATTTTATGATAGAACAGAACACTCTACAACAAAGATCATTCAACATATTATTGATAGGCGATAACTGCATTGACACATACCTTTATGGTGTAGTAAATCGAATCAGTCCTGAAGCTCCGGTTCCGATATTTGAACCTAGAAGTACCTTTACTAAAGAAGGAATGGCCGGCAATGTTAAAAATAATTTATTGAATCTTGGATGTGTTGTTGACTATCGACATGGCGAAACTAGCGAGAAACAGAGATTAATAGATCAACGAAGTAAACAACAATTAGTCAGAATAGATAAAGATAAAATTAGTCAACCGATAACAGTTGATCTAATTGGTACCGATTATGATGCAATCGTTATATCAGACTACAACAAAGGTACAATAAGTTATGAATCGGTTTCCTGTCTAAGAAAAAAATTTGATGGGCCTATTTTCATCGACACTAAAAAAACAGATTTAAAACAATTCGATGGATGTTTTGTAAAAGTTAATTCTGATGAGCGAGCTAAATCGGTAACATTACCGGATCCTAAATGGTTAATTGTAACCAGAGGAAGTAAAGGTGCTGAATATATGGAAGAAACTTATTCAACCAAGTCTGTAGATGTAGCCGATGTTACTGGTGCCGGTGATACATTTATATCAGCATTGGTTTATAATTATTTAAGTACCGGTGGAAATATTTGTCAATCGATTATTTTTGCTAATATAGCCGCAGGAATTACAGTTCAACACCAAGGTGTTTATGCACCAACATTAAAGGAAATTACGGTATGCGGCACGAAGGACTAGTTAAAAAAGGTTGGGGTCACGAATTAATTTGGGCCACTAACGACAAATACTGTGCAAAGTTTCTTAACTTTAACGAAGGTGCACAATTTAGTATGCACTTTCATGCAGTCAAGGATGAAACTTGGTATGTAATGAGTGGCAGATTTTTAATCAAATATATCAATACAGATAATGCAGATATAGAAGAAAAATATTTAGAGAAGGGTGATGTTTGGAGAAATCCGCCTTTACTGCCACATCAAGTTATTTGTCTCGAAGAAGGCACATTAATCGAGGTTAGTACGCCTGACAGTGTTGAAGATAATTATCGTGTTATGAAAGGTGATAGTCAGAAATGAAAAAATATATTGTTGATATCGACGGTACTATTTGTAATACATCAAATGGCAATTATGAAAACTCACAACCATTTGCTGATCGTATCGAACATTTTAATAAATTATTTGATGAAGGTAATGAGATACATTACTGGACAGCCAGAGGGTCGGTTTCGGGTAAAGATTGGTCAGAGCTCACTGAACAACAACTTAAAAAATGGGGTGTAAAATATACCACATTACAACTCAAAAAGCCTCATTATGATATCTGGATCGATGACAAAGCAATGAATGTTGATCACTATTTTAAATCGAACAACTAGTCTCTGCTTCTTGAATTTTGCCTACGATTTCTTGATTACTTAATGTCCTATAGACACCGGGATGTAATGGCTTAGGTAAAGCATCCAATGGTAACCAAGCATACCCAGAATGTTCTTGATTTAGCTTAGGTAAAAATTCATATTCAACTGCAACAAAATAAGTGTGGTACATGAATTTTTCGTTTTTACTAGTAAAAATTTCAATAGGTACAAAATTAGGCGAGTAAATTTTACCGCCTAATTCTTCTTGTATTTCTCTATTCAGCCCTTCTACCAGAGTTTCGTTCTGGTTTATTTTTCCCCCGGGTAGTCCCCAGGTCATGGACCAACTGCCAGTATTTCTTAATAAGAAAAGATACCTTTTGGTATCTAGTGCGTAAATTAATGTTCCTACTCCCTTGGTCAGGGAACGAAACTCCAAGCCCCTGCGCCGTAACGACCCTCCACTGATTTGGTCCATTGATTGTTTTTCCATTTATATTGAGTATTTGTTCTTAAATTTGTCAAATATTTTACAGTACTTACCTCGGAACTGTCAAAAGCTACAAACCAAAATGCGCCATTGAATTCGATGATATCGTTAGTTCTAGCAATCAATTTGTCATGCCCGGGTCTATTCCAAATTGGTGCACCTTCTGTTAAGTCGTTGCTACCAATATTATCAAGAATTAAATATCTAGTTCCTACTGCTGGATTCAATAATGTTGAATCTACTGGTACATTGGAAGGATTAATAATTGCATTAATCGGATTTAAATTATTTGCCGGTAATGTATCGATGATAGGATTAAAAATTAGTAAACTTTCGTCTGAAGGATGATAACTTACTGTGCCTATAATTGTAATGTCGTCTTGTTCTAGACGAATTTCACTAATGCCGTTAGTTAAGGTACCATATTTTTTTATTAGTTCAGGCCAGCTATACAGATCCCCGATATTATCACTGTTTTGTGAAAATGGTGTTTGGTTACTTGACAAATACAATCTAAGAGTATTACCTAGATAAACAATATTACAATCCACTGGGGTATATATTCGTTTTGATAACAAAACAGAGTTTTCTAAATCGAATGTTCCTTTATCGATATCGATGCTACCCTGTGCATCCCATATACTGGTAATAAATTTTTGTATCACTCCTAGTTTTTTAACTTTAGCAGGTGCACTAATCCAAATTGGCAATTCAAAAGTTAAAGTCGCAACATCAATTGGTTCTTCGGTTCCAACCGGAATCGACCGACTACTAAAATTAGTATCGGTCAAAGTAATATAAGATAAGCTAGTCCAATCAACAAAATTGTCGGTGCTCTGTAGTTCTAAGCTAGGATTGAATAGTATAGCGATTTGTTCTAGTAATTGTAATTTTTGTTCAGTGTTACTAGTCCAAATATCCACCTTCAAGGTCAAAGAATATGGAACAGGCATTAATCTTTCGACTGTTACCATATCGCCGGGTTGATTAGTATACTCGCCATTATCGTCGACCTCTCTTTGACGAAGGTATAGTTTGCTAACATGAAATGGCTCTTGCAATCTTTTTTGATCGTATCTTAAACTGTTTATATATACACTCATAGCCGGTACAGAGGCCATAGTGTTTTCACTGTTATTTCTCAGTATAGTTGCCACTTGTCGACTGCTATCGCCGTAATAAATTGGAACTCGTAACAAACTACTGTTACCAGATCTATCTTTACCTAGTTCGATTTGAAAATTACTAAGAAGTCTAACAAATTGTTGTAAGAATCTTCGTATTTGCCCGGAGTAAAAAAAATGATTCATGATGATTATTTATAATCTGACCGTGGTCTTAACACTTCGTGTAAGTTTTGTTTTTCGTCGTGTACATTTTGATTCATATCAACAAAAGTATTTGGATTGTTAACAAAACTATTTCGTAATGTTTTATTATCGTCGTCTCCACTAGTGATATTAGTTCTTCTTTCGTTTTCGATTTTAATCCAACGCCGACCGTCGAATCTAAATAATCTATTTGGTTTAAAATCTACCCGGAGGCAAAAATCTCCCAATTTGGGGTTTGCTGGGAATCTTATACCTGAAACTACTGATTCCCCATTGGGCGGTTCTCCGGTTCCGGTTAAATGCCCTTTGATTTTATAATCGGCAGTGGGTTCGTCTTCTTTGGGTTGATGATACAAATAATCAACATCATAGCCTGACTTTGGGACTTCGTTTTCTGCTTGTTCAATTACTGCATCGTTAATTTGGGTATATTGGTCGTAGGTGCTAAGTAAATCTTTTAACGGTGTAAATTGTTCCGAGTCTTCGCCTTGGGCGTTAATATTTTTAAGAATGTCTTTGTATTCTTGACTATCAACTAAAGGATTAATTTTGCACCGCCATAGATGTGGCCACCAAGTTGGACTAAATCCTTGACTAGCTCTTGTACAATCTGTAATAACAAAGTATCGTTTTAATGCTGCGGGTAAACTTGTATCTAAGGTTTCGTAGTCAACTAAATGCATCAATTCTAAGACATCGCCGTTCATTAATTTTCTGCCCAAAGTTTGGACCATATCATTTATATGAAATGTGATGAATAATGTCCCGGTTTGTAAAAATAAACCAAATTGTGTAAGATCGAAATCATTGTCGGAAACTGTATATATACCTCTTAGATTATATACACTGGTATCATACTTTCTATCACGATTTTCTAAAAATAGTAAATCTTGAATATTTTTTTCGCTTTGGTTAATAAACGAAGGTTTAGTTGCGTCGCCTGTTTGACCTTGCGGTTGTGGTCCAAGATACTTATGAACATGAATACCTGTTCCACCAATGGTGAACAATTCCGAAATTCGACGATCGAAAAATTTGTAGTCGTTTGTATGTTTACCGTCTTTCCAAAGTGAGAGTCTTGGCACAATTTAATCCTTAGATTATTAATTATTTATGGGGTTGACAGTTCATTTAATCTAGTTTAAAGTAAATAAATGGACCAGTTCGAACAAGCCAAAAAACGATACGAAGACCTATTGCCGTCAATGACCGCAATCAAAACCAAGGAATTTCGTAAAGACCTTGCTCGTTTCAGTTGTAATTGTGTTGATACACTGACAGAAATAAGTAAAGAAAGTGTTGTATGTAGACAACGCCGCCAAGTAACAGAAAAATACAAAAATTTAATTAAAAGTTACATAGAATCAGTGGATAATCTAGAAAAATATATAATGTTAGCCCATCTTTCGGGCGGTTGACTTTGTACCCAAAAGAAAGTATAATACCTTTTTATTGATAGAGGACTATCTCTATGCCTACAGTAGCCGGCATCAAAATTAAAACTAAAACCACAAAGCCTCGTAACCCACTTTTTGCAGACGAAAAGTACACTGGTAGCGAACCCGAGTGGCCCAGTGGAGCCGAAGAGTGGCCCAGCGAGGAATTTGATCATTTGCTTCGTAAAAGTTTTTACTACTACAACTATTTTTATGAGCAAAAAGATTGCAAACCTCATTTCATTGAGTGGATGAAATCCTCTCAATTTGATCGAGATGTAGTTCGTATTGTTGAAAAATCCAGTGATAAGATGTTGCCCATGACTGCTTGCAGTCTTATTATGGCACATCGTCGTGGTATGCCTCTACTTCCACGACATATTGAGTTTTTGACCAAGACCATTGATAGGATTGTTGACAGGGACGATCCTGATGTAGTTGAACAAACCAAAACAGCTACCCCTGAACAAGTAGCACTTAGGCCTACAATTCAGGATCGTCTCAATGAAAAGACCAGCGAACAATTGGGCGAGTTCGAAGGCGAGCTAGATAATATCTATCAAAAAAAGGACAGTAAATTTAAAGCATATGATTATCTGACAGCTAACAATGTCCCTCAAAGTCAACTAAACAAATTTGAGTCGGTTTTTCGTAAACATCGCAATGAACTCGAATCGGCTCAGTCTAAACAAGACGAGCAATTGGTTGAAGGTTATAAATTTCTCAAGAGTGCCGATTTTAAAAGAATCATCGGATGGATTGACCAAGTCCTGTCAGATATCGAACAATATCGCGGTGTTAAGAAAGCTACTAAAAAAGTTAAAGCAAAAAAAGCGCCTAGTAAGGATAAGTTGGTTTCAAAACTCAAATACGCCAAAGAAGATAAAACTTTAAAAGTAGTCAGCATTAACCCTGCTGACATCATTGGGGCATCTGAACTTTGGATCTACAATAATAAAACTCGAAAGTTGGGCAAATATGTGGCTGCTAGTTATCAAACTCTAACAGTTAAAGGTACTAGTATTGTTGGTTATGATACTGATAAGAGTGTAAGTAAAACTCTTCGAAAACCCGAAGAGCAACTCAAGGATTTTGCTAAAGCCGGAAAGGTCGCCTTGAGAACTTATCTTAAAGATATCAAGGCAGTCGAGGTAAAACTCAATGGAAGAATTGGCCCAGATGTTCTGTTGCTAAAGGTTGCATGATATAATCCTATTGCAGTTTAGGTAAATACTGCAACAGGATTATGATATGGCAACCATAAAAACAGGATTAGACCCTGATTTATTAACTATACAAACGGATAGTCTAGGCGGCCCTGGACCGATTGCGTTTGACGATACAACAGTTACTAGTTTATCGTCAAAAAAGAATGAAATAATGGATTATATCCGTCTAAGGCTAGGGGATGGTATAGTCGATGTTGAGCTAGATAAAGAACACTATGAGCTTGCTATTAAACAAGCCCTTATCAAATACAGACAAAAAGCTAGTAATTCGGTTGAAGAAAGCTATGCGTTTTTAAAACTTTTGCCTGAAACACAAGAATATATACTTCCTCGAGAAATAATACAAGTAAAACAGATTTTTCGTAGAGGAATTGGTTCAGTGACAGGAACTACTGCTAGTCAATTTGAACCATTTGCTTCGGGATATCTAAATACCTACATGTTAGTTGCCGGGCGAGTTGGCGGTTTTGTTAACTATGAACTTTTTGTTCAATATCAAGAACAAGCCATGAAGATGTTCGGCGGCTACATGAATTTTACCTGGAACACCGTAAGTAAAAAATTAACCTTAGTAAGAAAAATGCCAAGCAGCAGTCGTACATATGTTAGACTGTCAAGTGTCACTGCTTCGGGAACAGCGGTCGGCAGCACCATTACTATAGTAACCGAAGATATATGGAAAGTTAATGTAGGTGGTGTTTTATCGATTTCAAACTCGGTCATTGGTGGATATAACGGCACTTATCTTATACAAACAGTTAATCAGACTACTAAAACCGTTACCATTACGGCAACTAGTACACTTGAGGCAACCAGTATCACTGGCTTCGATTTAAGAAAGCTCGAAGTATCGAGTCCGTCAACTGATTCTCCGGCAGAAGTTGTGTTACTACATACCTATAATTATAAACCTGATGTAATGTTGTTTAATGATCATATGGCATTCCCTTGGTTACAAGATTATGCTTATTCAATGGCTAAGATGATAGTAGGTGAAGCACGAAGTAAGTTTGGGCAAGTTGCCGGACCTCAAGGTGCAACTACATTAAATGGTGATACTTTAAAAAATGAAGCCAAGGCTGAAATGGAACAGTTGGAAAATGAACTAAAAAATTATGTCGATGGTTCGCAGCCTTTAACTTGGGTAATTGGATAATGAAAATAAATGAAATAGTGTTTGAGGGCAAAGATAGATCCGATATGCGAAAAATGCATAAACAAGCACTACCGGATTTAGTACAATATGATGTATTAGATAATAATAATCATCCTTATTTGGCATATAGATTTGGGGTAGCATTGGCCGGGGCTCCTAGGGCCGATATGGATAAAAAAGGACCTATTGGATCAGCATTTGCGGTAGTTGACTATACTGAAGCCGATAAAGAAATTCGTAACGGTGCAGAAAAGATTATTGGAATACGACCAGACCGCAGAACAGGTGCCGGTAGCAAAGAATTACCAAGTACACAAATTGTCAGTCCGGTATCTAAGCCTAAAAAGAACAAATATGGTGTTTAACTTAGTTGACAATTCATATTTTTTCTTTACAATAGGTGAATGTTTGTAAATTTTAAAGTAGCTAACGAAAGATATACTGTTTGTAAAAGTTGTCAATATTTTTCGACCACAATTAAGAGTTGTGCACAATGCGGTTGCTTTATGCCGGTCAAAGTTACAATTGCTACTATGAAATGCCCTATGAATTATTGGTCAACGAACTCTTTAAGTTCAAAAGATAGAGATTATAAAATCGATGAATAAAAAAATTATTGGTCTGTGTGGCTTCATTGGAAGCGGAAAAGATACCGCAGCAGATTATCTAGTTAATTTTCACGGGTTCAAAAGAGAAAGTTTTGCGTCGTCGCTAAAAGATGCAGTATCAGCAGTTTTCAATTGGGATCGCGAACTATTAGAAGGGCGAACCAATGAGGCTAGAATTTGGAGAGAGCAAAGAGATGATTGGTGGAGTAATCGTCTAAACATGAATATTACTCCTAGGTGGATACTACAGTATTGGGGAACAGAAGTTTGCCGTAAAGGATTTCATAATGACATTTGGATTGCTAATTTAGAGAATAAACTTAGCATGTCTAAAGATAATATTGTGATCAGTGATTGTAGATTTTCTAATGAAATTCAAAGTTTAAAAGAACAAGGTGCCAAAATAATTTGGATTCAAAGAGGCGAGTTACCTCGGTGGTACACAACCGCAGTTGAAGCTAACCAAGGCAATGAAAGAGCCCTCGAACAGTTAAATGCCGAAAAAATTCATGCCAGTGAATACAGTTGGGCCGGAACTAATTTCGATATGATCATCGATAATAATCATAGTATTGAACACCTATATAATCAACTTAAAAATCTGGTACAATAGGCCCAGGTTTCCAACTAGTTTTAGAAACTTCAAGTTGACAGTTTAAGCATACTGTTTTTAAATTAGTCCAATTTACATTATTAGTATTACCATCGGCATAATAGACATTTGACTGATCTAAAATTTAAATTTAAATCCGCACTTATCACATCTATCTTTTTTTCTAAAACCCGAGCGATACCAATTTGGTGCCTCGGGTTTTAATTTTCGTCCTTTGTGAATACAACTAGTGCATAGTGTTCTGTAGTAAGGTTTTCCTTTGCGGTAGTAATTTAAAGCACAGGGGAAATGTTTACATATAGGACATATTTTTCGTTGCATTTAAATATTTATTGTGGAAAGGACCGAGTAAAGGACCGCTAATACAGCCTTTTTTCACATTTAAAAATAAATAACTACAACAACGTTTATAAAGGACGACGATTATGGCATTAGTATCCCCAGGTTTAGAAATCACAGTAACCGACGAAGCCCAATATTTACCAACTTCGCTCGGCACAATACCTTTCGTTCTAATAGCTACCTCTGAAAATAAAACAGTCAACGGAGTTGTAGCCCCAGGAACAACAAAAGCAAACGCCGGAAAAGTATATGGAATCAGTAGCCAACGAGAATTAGTAGCTACCTTTGGTTATCCATCATTTAAGCAAAGTACTGCCGGAACACCATTATATGGTAGCGAGTTGAATGAATATGGCTTAATGGCAGCATATAGTGCTATTGGACTTGGTAATAGAGTTTGGGCTATTAGAGCCGATGTTAACTTAGACGAACTAATTGGTACAAGTGTAAGACCAACAGGTAAAGTTCCCAATGGGACATTATGGTTAGATACATCGACTACAGATTTCGGAATTTGGGTATATTCGAGATCTAATGACAGTTATACCAAAGTTAATCCTATTTTAATTACTTCATCCTCGGAACTACAGCCCGGTGTGTCGCCCCCTATTCCAAGAAACTCCATCGGACAAATTGGTTCGTATGCTGTAGTAGTACAAAATGTTAACAATCCGGTTTATTTTAAGAATAAAAATAATCAGTGGGTTGCAGTAGGATCTGAAGAGTGGGCCGATGATATTCCATCAGTAACTAGCAATACTTCCACAGCTAATTTTATTTCTGGTTCGGTATTTAAAATCAACGGAACTAACCTTGAAATTGAAACTACAATTACCGATATGTCCAACTTGGTTACTTATTTTACTGGTTTAGCTAATGTTACGGCCCAAATTAATAGTGTTGGTAGACTCGAATTATATTCGGATATTAATTTAGTCGTTTCCGAAGGCGAGCCAATTCAGATGATTTCGGATGAAATCGTCTCGGGTAGAACTTATCAAATTGTAACGCTCGGCAATGCCAATTGGAATACACTTGCTGGTACCACTGGTATAACTTATGCTATTGGTGATGTGTTTACCGCAGCAGCTAACGGGACCACTGGTACTACTGGATCGGTTATTTACAAAGATATCAAAACTAATCTTACCAGTATTGGAATTAAAAATAGTGTTGTTAACGGTGCATATAAACGAGCCGATGTAATCTTCGGATCGTATGCACAGGTTCCACAGTGGTCCGAGTTTGATAGATATCCTCATCCGAGCGGAAGTATCTGGGTTAAAACTTCTGTGCAGGGCGGAGGAGTTAATCTTACATTTAAGAGATATAACGGATTCTTGAATAGCTGGACTTCCTTGGCTATGCCAGTATATAAAGACGGGTACAATGCTTTATATGGACTAGATCCTTTAGCCGGTGGCACCAATATTGTTACAGGTAGTTCGTTCGTTAAATATAGCGAAGATAATTTAGGTTATTCGATTTATACACTGAGTTCGAGCGGACAAACTAAGGTCACCGGTACTACAATACCTGGTTTAAACGATTTTGTAATCGGCGATGATTTCTCAATTATTGCATCAACACCAGGATCGGCTACACCTTTAACAGCTAGAGAATGTACACTGGCAGGAACCGACGCTCGTGCGTTTGTTACCGCAATTTTAGCAGCAGATATTCCTAATGTTACTGCACAGGTTGAACAGTCGGGGCAAATCAGTATTACACACAGAGCCGGTGGTATGATTTCGTTATTGAATGGAACAAATCCTTCGGCCAGAAACCCACTTACAACTGCGGGTTTCACAACTGCTACACCGGGTGTTGAAAGTAAGATTTCTAGTTTAAGTACAATTAATCTAACAAACTGGAAACAAGAGACAGTTTATACTTATAGTAACCTTGAACCAAATACTGCACCAGCAAACGGAAGACCATGGTATTACAATGATCCAACAGCGGTAGATATCATGATTTGTGATGCAGACGGTTGGAAAGGTTATAAAAATGTTTCGAGAGATCCAAGAGGATACAATCTAACACAGACTAATGCTGATGGTGTAATTGTAAGCCCAACAGCGCCGACAAGACAATCTGGGATTAACGGCGGTCCATTAGTACCAGGTGATATTTGGTTAGATAGTAGCGATTTAGAAAATTACCCAGTACTTTATAGATACACCATTCAGGGTTCCTGGAGTAAGATTGATAACACAGATAAGATCAGTCAAAACGGAATTATTTTTGCTGATGCTCGTTGGGGTGGTGCAGGAAATGTTGATCCAATTACCGATCCGTTCCCAAGTACTGCTTCGTTGTTAACCAGCAATTATACTGATCTTGATGCACCGGACTATCGTTTGTATCCAAGAGGTACTTTGTTGTTTAATACAAGACGAAGTGGTTATACAGTAAAGAAATATGTTCAGAATTATTTCAATGCTACATCGTTTAATGTTTCAAGTGGTCAATTACCTGCAAAAACCGATGCATGGGTTACTGATTTAGGATTAAAAGCCGACGGTTCTCCAAACATGGGTCACCTTGCACAAAGAAATTTTGTTGTGCAAGCATTAAAAGCAGCAGTCGATGGAAATCTTGATATTCGTGAGGAAGGCTATAATTTCAACTTATTAGCTTGCCCAGGATATCCAGAATTGATTGTTAACTTGATTGCATTAAATAATGATCGTGCTAATACCGGATTTATCATTGGCGACTTACCAATGTCGTTACCGGCTACCATATCTGAAATTAATGCATATGAAAGAAGTTTCTCGGCAGTCAGTGATCCTTATGTCGGTCTGTTCTATCCAAGTGCATTAACAACAGATCTAAATGGAAATGAAATTGCTGTTCCTGCTAGCCATATGATGTTAAGAACATTTATTCGTAGTGATAATGTTAGCTATCAGTGGTTCGCTCCGGCCGGTACACGACGCGGTTTAATTGATAACGCATCTGCACTAGGATTTGTTGATAATAAGAGCGGAAACTTTATTCGTTCCGGTATCAACCAAGGACTCAGAGATACTTTATACGAAAGAAGAATGAATCCTGTTACATTACTTCCGGGCGCCGGAATTGTAGCTTATGGTCAAAAAACACGAGCTACAGCAGTCGGCGGTGGCGGTACTAGTATGGATCGTATCAATGTGGCTCGTTTAGTAAATTATCTTCGTTCAATACTTAAAGGTGTAGCTAATCAATTCTTGTTTGAACCAAATGACAAGATCACTAGAGATCAAATTAAACAAATGATCGAAAGTATGCTGAACGATCTAATAGCAAAACGAGGTATATATGATTATCTGGTAGTTTGCGATGAGACCAACAATACATCGGATCGTATTGCACGAAACGAATTGTATGTAGATATCGCAATTGAGCCAATGAAAGCTGTAGAGTTTATCTACATTCCAATTAGGCTCAAGAATCCTGGTACAATTGCCGGGGGCGCGGCTTCTACTACTGGAGAAGTTTAATAGTAGAAAAAACAGGCACAGAGATGTGCCTGTTTTTCTGACTAAAAATTAAAACTAATGTTAATGGTATTTTCGTGGTTATTAAAAATTGACCAAAATTTGATAAATATTTTTAACATATTAGGAGACCGTGATGTCGATTTCATCATTAAATAAATTTTCACCAAGACTAGCCGGAGGTGGTGCTAGCAACCCATCTCAGGGTCTGCTAATGCCTAAATTACAATATCGTTATAGATTGTCATTCCAAAATTTTGGAACCGGTGGTGCAGATGTTTTATCGTTGACTAAACAAGTAGTTACATTTAGTCGTCCAACTGTTAACTTTGCTGACATTGATTTACATACCTATAACAGTATTGTTAGAATTGCCGGTAAGCATACATGGACAGATGTTACTACATCTATCAGAGATGACGCCGGTGGCAGTGTTAGTAAACTTGTTGGTCTACAATTGCAGAAACAATTTGATTTCATGGAGCAAAGTTCGGCTGCTTCTGGTATCGATTATAAATTTACACTTCGTTGTGAAATGCTTGACGGCGGTAATGGTAGTTACGAACCTTCGGTTTTAGAAACATGGGAATTATATGGTTGCTATATCAAGGAAGCTAATTATCAAGAAGTAAATTACGCAAATAGCGAAGCAGTTACAATTCAGCTCAGTATTAGATTTGATAACGCTATCCAGACCACAGACGGTGGCGAGCCAGGTGGAGTAGGATTGAATGTTGGCAGAAGATCAGAAGTTCCTGGCCAAGGTTCAGTTTCTACAGGTTCTGGTTACGCATTACTCTAATAGTAGTCGTAATCAACAAAAAAGGGCTCTTAGAGCCCTTTTTTTATAAGCTAAATATTTTTATGACATATAATCTCAAAGATTACGCTCACGCTAGCCGACTTTTTCTTGGCGGCAATTATCGGTTATTGCCAAAAACATCTTTTTTATTTCATGCATTTATAGATGTTCAAGCTGGATCTTCGTCCTATGATGCAGCTAATCCCAATAGCAATAGAGAAATTGGTTTGATGGTTAAACAAGCAGATCTTCCGAGATTTACTTCAGAAACAAAGACATTACACTCATATAATAGACCTAATATTGTTCAGACTAAAATTAAATACGATCCTGTAAATATTATCTTTCATGACGACAATTCTAATGTAGTTAGAAACTTTTGGATAAAATATTTTAAACATTATTTTAGAGACAGCGATTACTCACTTAACCAACATAATCTTCCGTATGTTTATACTAATCAACTTTTTACAAATTTCGGATTGGATCCAAGAAGCCCGAATCATTATCTTAGATCGGTTAGGCTCTATACTTTACATCAAAAGAAATTTACCGAATATATTTTTGTAAATCCAATAATTAAAACACTTCGATTTGGAACTCATAATAAACAATCTACCGACGAAATATTACAAACAGAAATGACCATTGAATATGAAGCAGTGCTTTACCAGGGCGGAACAGTTACTTATTCTAATCCACCTGGGTTCGCTGATTTGCATTATGATTATTCAAAAAGTCCACTACAAAAACTTCAATCTTTATTTGGTGATAATGGATTGAATGGTACTAAAAATTTACAACAGTTATATGCATCGCCAAGTTCATTAGGGGCATCACAATATAATACTACGCTAGGGTTGAGCAGTGCCAGAAGTGCACAAATTAATAATTCATCTGTCATTGACATGACAAATATTTTTAATTCAATGTTACAACAAAATTCCTCTAGTAGAGTGTTAGTTCCGAATTTAGCTGGTAGTGGTGCATTTCAACAAGGTCCATTCACTGGTATAGGAGTTAGATCAAGTACAGCATCTTTGCCCGGTGCATCAACAGTGATTTCTACCTCGCCGCAATTAACTTCGAGAACAAAGATTTCTGAAATTTCACAATCTTCGGTTACTTCTGGATTAAAACTTAGTAATTTTATTGATACCTTTCCGCCCGATAATACTACACCAACTACAACTCAATCAACTATATCATATCCATCGGATTTAAAAATACTTAATGATGTCGAAAGTAATCCAATTACCGGGCAAGTTGAAATTAATCTCATACAAGAACGAAGAAGAATTAATAACAGAATAGAATTTTTAGAAAAAGCCATCGTAACATTGGTAGATGTTGTAAATGCTACGAACGAACAAGTTAATATTTCAGCTACAACTTATAATACCTTAAATCAAAAATATATTGAAGCTAAAAACTTGCCCGATCAAACTACCGGTAAACAAGAATTAATTACTCAACTTGAAGGTCAAATTGATTTTCAACTTGATCTAATTAGAGATAATACAGATGTTTATAATAAAAAAATGTCAGAATTATCTGAACTAACAAACGAATTAGAAGAATTAAAAGCACGAAGAGATTCAATTCAATGAGCAACGAAAACAATTTAACTACAGTCGATGTTTCTTATAATGAAGGGGATACATTAAAGTTTTTTAATAATTACTTTCTCCCTTCATTTACTGTATCACAAAATATCGATGATGCAGTTTTAAGTTATTTTGAAAAAATTACCGGCAATACTCAGTCTGCCAAGATCTTAGCTAGTTCTGTAATTTATACATGTTTAGTAAGAAATTTAAACACAATGGAAACTTTAGAAAAATTCATTAATACACCAATTGATGAATTAAATTCTTATTTAACAATGTTTTTAAATTTAAATCGTATCGGTACTAGTTTTCTTGGAATAAACAATATTCCTAAAGTTAGCAAATATGTCAAAAGAACTTTGTTGCCATGAGTAAGTATGCACAGGGCAAATATCAAATAAAAAATCCGGACAAATATGTCGGTCGAAAACAACCGACATTTCGAAGTAGTTGGGAATTTACTTTTTGTTCTTTTTGTGATAACAATCCAGCAATACTACAATGGGCTAGCGAACCATTTATGATCCCTTATAGAAACCCGTTGACAGGAAAAAATACCATTTATGTTCCCGATTTCATGATGATCTATATTGATAAAAATGAGCAAAAACATGCCGAAGTTGTTGAGATTAAGCCTCTTAAAGAAACTACTATGGAATCGGCTCGTTCCGTTAGAGACAAAGCTGCGGTAGCATTGAACATTGCCAAATGGACCGCAGCTAAAGCCTTTTGTCAATCGCATGGTTTCAAATTCCGAATAGTAACCGAACACGATATCTATCAAGGAACGAAACGACGGTAAATATTCTTATGACTAAAAAATTAGAAAATCTATTTAATTTACCTGAAACCGATTTTGAAAATATAAATCCGGAAGAAGTTAAAGATACTATCGAGGAAAATCAGCGAATTTTAGAAAATGCTAATGATATTATCGATAGAATCGATCAGGCATTACCGCAAGTTAGCGATTTAGATTCTGCAGATACCGAATTAGATGATCTTAGTAATTTAGCTAAAGAAAAATTTCAAGATCTGATGGATTTAGGTATGAATGTGGAAGCCCGATTTAGTGGAACTATATTACAAACAGCTGGGGTATTATTGGGTCATGCAATAACAGCTAAACAGGCTAAAATAGATAAAAAACTAAGAATGGTCGATTTACAACTAAAAAAGATGCGATTGGATCAAGCCGCCAACAAAGATCCATCTACTAATGCCTTAGAAGGACAAGCTACTATCATTGATAGAAACGAGTTGCTATCTCGTGTCCTGCAACAAACCAAAGGCGAAAAGTCTGCCAAATAATATAAATATACTATAATAGGATTCCGTATGAAACCTTTTTCACAATATTTGCAAGAAATGAATCATGTCTACGAATTCGTAGTCAAGTTAGCTAACTGTGACTACAATTCCGAAACAGAAGGAAAATTAAAATCTGCACTGGAAATTTATGTTGTTGAATCAGTAAAAAAATCTAAAAGTTTGCCTATTCAAGAACACAGTGATTTTCCGGGACAGGGTCCCTGCGAATGCTGCATACTTGAATTATCTGTAAAGTATCCAGTGGTGAGCGATCAATTAGCTCAATTAATTTCCGAAAAGATCGGTATTTCTCGAAAACAAGTTTTAGTTCGTACAAAAGGACAAGAAGAAATTCTTAATTCATTTTATGAACCTAAAAAAGCTAAAGATGGATCGGTGTTAAATAATCCAGAATTAGAAGCTCAATCTGCACAAGAACTTGTAGGCCAAAGTCGTGCCGGAAGTCTATTAAAAGAATTAGAGACTCGAAAATACGAATTAGCTGCCAAAGAAGAAACAGCTAAAGATGTTGTTATGCCACAGGGAACTACTAGCCCAGTAGGCTCGCACCAAAACCAAATACCAAGCCCAGTTAAAGGAAAATAAAATGGATTTTAAGGCAATTTTAACTAAACTAGATAGTATCGGTTCTAAACAAAATCTCAACGAAGGTTGGGAAGATATGCTAAAGGCTGCTAAGGAAAAATCAGGTCCGCAGCCTAGCGGCGGCGGTGGTGTCAAAAAAGGACATGCCTACGGTGGGTCTAAACAAAAAGACGAGCCAGAAAAAGAAGAACCAGAATCAAAGAAAGCAAAAAAGAAAGTTAAAGAGGCCGATGAAAAAATCGAAGAAGATGATGTTGAGGAGGGCAACGAGTTCAGCGGCGAACTAGCCAAAGCCAAAGCTGCTGGTAAGAAAGAATTTGAAGTTGACGGCAAAACCTATCCAGTCAAAGGTAAAATGAACGAGGCCGAAGACAAAGATAAAGACGACGAAGATAAAGACGACGAAGATAAAGACGATAAAGACGAAGATAAGGACGACGATAAAGACGAAGATAAAAAAGAGAAAGTCGACGAGTCCTTGCAAGAATGCTATGATCAAGCAATGGGGCAAATGAAGGAACAAGAGTCTGGTATCAATGTCAGTGTCAATATGGATACAAGAAGTAATAGTCAAAGTTTAACTGTTAGTGCACAAGGAAAAGCAGCCGACGAACTTGCACAAATATTAAAATTATCTGGACTACTAGGAGACGGAGTATATTCTCGTTCAAGCGAAGTTTCGATGGAAGAAGGCAATTATGCAAATGAACCTGCTGTGCAAGTTCAAGGTATTGAAACTCAAATGAGCCAGGGCAACGATTTAAATCGCCCTAAGGGAACTTATCCTAAGGTAGCAGGCGGCGATAATCCAATGCAACGAGCTATTGCTGCAATGGAATCCAAAGCCGCTGCCGACCTTAATGCATTAGAAAAACAGCTTACTGAACAACTGAGATCTTTAAAAATTAATAAAAAATGAAAACTTTCTTAGACTACTTGGCCGAAGCAGAACAAAAAATCGGCCAAGTAGTTGAAAATTCAAATTTGCCGGCCGCCGTAGATAGTATTAGTCCTATACACGGCGGTTCAAATTTTAAAGACTCGGAAAAATTACAAAGAAGAAAAAAAATAAGAAATGAAACAGTACCGAATAAGAACGGAGAATTTTCGCCACTCGGTGGAACCACATATTCCCGACGCCCATCTTGATTCTGCAGACTTGGCTGAAATTCAAAAACTTGCAGGAATCAGAAATGAACCTTCATTGACTTCAAAAAAATTCGAGGAAGGTATTAACATAAGTGTTAGTGCCAACGAAAAAGCGAAGTTGATGAAAAAAAATAATATTAAACCCGGTACTCCTGAATGGTTTCAGCTTTGGTTTAGTTTACCATATTTGACAGGCGAAAAACCCACAGACAAATAGATAATGTACCATAAGTACATATACTATGATTAAAAGTCTTGAAAATTCTTTAATTAAAAAACCGTACACTGCGGTAAAAATTACTGATTTTGAATTAGAAGAATTTATAAAATGTGCAAATCCAGTAACTGGGCCGACATATTTTATGAGTCGATATTTTTATATTCAACATCCTGTTAAGGGGAGAATGAACTATTTCCCCTTTCCTTATCAAACAAGATTAATTGACACCTATCATAACTATAGATTTAGTATCAGTCTAATGCCTCGCCAAACAGGCAAGACAACTAGTGCTGCTGGATATTTACTATGGTATGCCATGTTTAATCCGGATTCGACTATATTGATCGCGGCACACAAATATACAGGCGCACAAGAAATTATGCAGAGAATTCGTTACGCATACGAATTGTGCCCGGATTTTATACGAGCAGGATGCACCAGTTATAATAAAGGAAGCATTGAATTTGAAAATGGTAGCAGAATAGTTAGTCAAACAACTACAGAAACCACCGGTCGTGGTATGTCTATAACATTATTATACTGCGACGAATTTGCATTTGTACGACCTACTATAGCTAGAGAATTTTGGACTAGTATTTCACCGACATTGAGTACCGGTGGTAAAGCTATTATTACTAGTACACCAAATAGTGATGAAGATCAATTCGCTACTATTTGGAAAGAAGCTAATAAATGTATCGACGATTATGGTAATAAAACTGAAGTAGGAATTAACGGATTTAAAGCATATAAAAGTACTTGGGACGAACACCCTGACAGAGATCAGAAGTGGGCTCGAGAAGAAATGGGCAGAATCGGCGAAGAAAGATTTCGTCGTGAGCACGGCTGCGAATTTTTAATCTACGACGAAACTTTAATTAATAGTAGTTGTTTATTAAATTTATCTGGTAGGGATCCTATAGAAAAACAAGGCCAGGTGAGATGGTATAAACGACCGATTAAAGGTCAAACTTATCTTGTAGGATTAGATCCTAGTCTAGGAACCGGCGGCGATAGTGCTGCAATACAAGTTATAGAACTTCCTAGTTGTGAACAAGTGGCCGAGTGGCAACATAATCGAACTATTATTCAGGGGCAGGTTAGATTACTACAGCAGATTTGTGCATATATCTACGATCAAATCGGTAAAGAAAGTGACATTTATTATAGTATCGAAAATAATACCTTGGGAGAAGCAGCATTAGTGACATTAAGCGAATTAGGAGAAGAAAATATTCGCGGGATGTTTTTAAGTGAACCAGCAAAAGCAGGACATGTAAGAAGATATCGAAAAGGATTTACAACTACAAATAAATCAAAATTAGCAGCTTGTGCTAAATTAAAAACCATGATCGAATATAAAAAAATGTCTATTAATAGTTCAAATTTGATCAGCGAGCTAAAAAACTTTGTTGCTTCTGGGGGTAGTTTTGCTGCAAAAATCGGAGAGACTGACGACCTTGTTATGGCTCTTTTGTTAATAGTTAGAATGATACAGTTTTTACAAAATTTTGACCAAGCATTGGATAATAAGTTAAGAGACGATACAGTCGACTACATTGAACCTATGCCATTTATTCTAGTATAAGTAAACTAAATACTATATTAGATCCAGGATTAACCAATGAAAAACATTGAAAAGATTTCTGAAGAGTTATTTGACAAGATAAGAAGCCGTTTTGAAAATGTAACTTTAGGCGACAGTGAAACTAAAGAAACTGATCAACCGGATCAAGCTAGATTTTTTAATTTTGACTATATCTCTCGTACTAAAAAAAATTACGGCAATATTACTCTGAGCCTTATTGACGATAATAGTCTTAAAATTTATTTTAGTAAAAATTTAACCGATGAGATTGAAAAGGACGAAAGTGATCGTGAAGAATGGTTTAACTTTCTTAGAGGTTTAAGGTTTTTTGCTAAAAGAAATTTACTAATGTTTGATACTAGAGATATTAGTAGAAGCAATTTAACTCATAGAGATTTGAAATCTTTAACCGGATCTGAAAAATCTTATTCTACTAACGAACTATCTAATAAGGTAACCGAATCTAAATTAACCGGAACTAGTCGTATCAGTATTCAAGAAATGGGACCAGCTAAATTAATAATTAAACATAGCGGTGTTATTGACGAAAATATTCCTGGTGCTCGCAGTAGAAAAATTGACAGTATCTATATTGAAACTAATCTTGGCGAACGATTCTTGATGCCATTTAAAAAATTAAGTGCAGCGAGAGCCATGGCGGAACATATTATTCACGGGGGATTTGTCCACGATGCAGCTGGTCGCCATATTACTAATATGGTCGAAGAAATGAATAATTTATCTTTCTTTGTAAGAAATACAAGACATCGCATGTTCGAAGATACTGAAACACAAGCCATGGTTGAATCGGCTATAGAAAGATATTATACCCTTCGTGATGATTTGAGAAGAATGGGTACTATGAAAGGTTACAGACATTTCGCAGAAACATTTTCTCCTCAGACTGGGGTACATGAAGAATTTGATATCGACGAACTCAAAGAAAGATTTGTTAAAAAATTTATTGATGATAGAATGGTTAATGCACTCCCTTATGTGCACCGAGCTTATCAACAAAGATCAAGCACCGAAAACAAATATATCAAAGAATTCGATTCTTGGGTTGACGATATTACTGAAAGTGATAGTTTAGATATCGATACCGTTGGATTAACCGAATTAATGAAGGTGCCTTTAGAAGTTGGTCTCGATGGACTAGACGCTATTAATGCCGTTAAGGAATTTATACCTGACGACGAAGAACTTTTTTCTGATTTAGAAGAACTAAGTCGCATTGCCGATAGTTCAGCAGATGCAAGACCTGTGATTAACAAATGGTTAGTAAGTCAGGGTTATCCGTCGATTAATATCGAAGAACCAAAAAATCAAGATATCGTGAAACCCGAAACCGAACCAATACCTCCAACTACGCCACCGGCTTCGGGTACAACCCCTTCGCCGGTTGATACTGTTGTAAAAGAAATGAAAAGATTGGCCGGAATTTAAAATTTCGTTTGCTCGTTTTCTTTGACTTTCATCTAAAACATTCTTATAATACAATCACTGTGTAGCATAAATAATTATGTTACACAGTAATTGTGTATCTAGGTATTTAACTAAGACCATCTTAAGGAGAAATCATCATGGCAACTACACTAGCAGAAATTCGCGCAAAGCTTCAAGCGGCTGAGAATCGCAGCCAAGGTTCAGGAAACAACGAACCAAATTCCATTTATGCACATTGGAACATTCCAGAGGGCTCTACTGCCCGAATTCGATTCCTTCCAGACGCAAATACTAAAAACGATTTTTTCTGGGTTGAACGAGCACTAATTAAATTGCCGTTCGCTGGGGTTAAAAATCAAGCAGATAGTCGTCCGGTAGTAGTACAAGTTCCTTGTATGGAAATGTACGGTAAGGATGTTCCTTGCCCGGTACTAACTGAAGTTCGTACTTGGTTTAAAGATCCTGCATTGGAAGAAATGGGTCGTAAGTATTGGAAAAAACGAAGCTACCTTTTTCAAGGTTTCGTTCGAGAAAATCCTCTTTCTGACGATAAAACCCCGGATAATCCCATCCGTCGATTTATTATTAGTCCGCAAATTTTTAATTTAATTAAAAATGCTCTAATGGATCCTGAGCTAGAAAATCTTCCAACCGACTATCAAGCTGGTCTTGACTTTAATGTCAAAAAAACTAGCAAAGGCGGTTACGCTGATTACAGTACCAGCACTTGGGCTCGTAAGGAATCAGCACTAACTAGCGTTGAATTGGCTGCAATTGAACAATATAATTTGTTTGATCTTGCTAGCTTCTTGCCAAAGAAACCTGGCGAAGTTGAACTCAAAGTAATTAAGGAAATGTTTGAAGATAGTGTTAACGGTAAGGAATATGATCCCGATCGTTGGGGACAATATTACAAGCCGTCGGGCATGAGTTTCGGCGAATCCGAATCTGAGTCCTCGACAGAAACTACGACTACTGTAGCAGCCAAACCGGTAGTCGAAACGGTTTCCAAATCTGTTACTCCTAAAGAAGATACTCCTCCTTGGTCCGATACCGACGACGATGATACTACTGCACCAGTAGTGTCGCCGGCATCTAACAAGTCATCGAGCCAACGGGCCGAAGATATTTTGGCAATGATTAGAAATCGTCAAAAGTAATTTGGGCACATCTAAGTGGGCTTTGGCCCACTTAGATTTTTATTGGAGTAATAATATATGGCAAAACCATTTGATGTAAGTAAATTTCGTAAAAGTATCACTAAAAGTATCGAAGGTATCAGTGTGGGGTTTCGTGATCCCGACACCTGGATTAGCACTGGAAACTATACTCTAAATTATTTGATCAGCGGCCAATTTGATCGCGGTATTCCTTTAGGCAAAGTTACTGTATTTGCCGGGGAAAGCGGTGCCGGTAAGTCGTTTATTTGTTCGGGCAATCTTATTCGACATGCACAACAACAGGGAATTTACTGTATTCTAGTTGACACAGAAAATGCATTGGATGAATCTTGGTTGCATGCCTTGGGAGTAGAGACTACCGAGGATAAGCTACTGAAACTTAATATGGCTATGATTGATGACTTGGCCAAGATGATTTCGGATTTTGTTAAAGAATACAAAACAATCCCCGAAACCGATCGTCCTAAAGTTCTTTTTGTCATCGACAGTTTGGGTATGTTGCTGACCCCTACAGATATTAATCAATTTGAAGGCGGAGACCTCAAAGGCGACATGGGTCGTAAACCCAAGGCACTGACTGCATTGGTTCGTAATTGCGTTAATATGTTTGGTGATTTGAATATCGGACTCGTTGCAACTAACCACACCTACGCATCCCAGGATATGTTTGATCCCGACGACAAAATCTCGGGCGGTCAGGGCTTTATCTATGCAAGCTCAATCGTTGTAGCTATGCGTAAACTCAAACTCAAAGAGGATGAGGACGGCAACAAAATCAGCGAAGTCAAAGGTATTCGTGCTGCCTGCAAGATTATGAAAACTCGTTATGCCAAACCCTTTGAAAGTGTACAGATTAAGATTCCCTACGAGTCAGGAATGAATCCATATAGTGGATTGGTGGATATGATTGAAGCCAAAGGCATGTTGAAAAAAGAAGGTAACAGTTTAGTTTATACTACTGTGAACGGTGAAGTGATCAAAAAATTCCGTAAAGGTTGGGAACGTAATGATGATAGTTGCTTGGACACGGTAATGAAAGATGTCACTGAAAATCCTCGCGCCATAAGTAGTTCTGTACAAGTTGAGGAGGAGGTTACAGAATGAGTATTGAAGTAGATGTTTTAAGTGAAGCATACATTATTTTGAAACAATATATTCCGCAAAAGGATCGTCAAGAAGCTGCCGACAGTTTAATGAGTGTTCTAGTAGATTTACTTAGCGACGACGAACTCGCCGAATTTAGTGCAACTGATTCAAATTTGACTCGAGCATACAAAGAGTATGCAGTAGAGCCCGAAGATGATGATATTGACTATGACAATTAAACTATGTGGTATAATCGTGTAGTTAACGATCTGTCGAATATACCAGATTTCATTAGCTATTATGAAAACGAATTAGAACAGGCAAAAAAAGAGTGTCGTATTGTCGGAGTAGTTGAAAAAAGTATAGCCGATCTACCTGGTATTACAGAATTTCGATTCAATCAGTTACAAGAAATAGAAGCAGTATTGAACTATTTAAACATTCAATTGAGACGGATTCGTAGACGACATTTTCAAAAGTATCTCGAAGGTTATAATAGAGCATTATCTAGTCGTGATGCTGAAAAATATGTTGACGGTGAGGACGAAGTTATTGATTATGAAACTATAATCAATAGTGTTGCGTTGCTTCGTAATAAGTATTTAGGCGTACTTAAAGGACTAGAAAGTAAAAACTTTATGCAGGGTCATCTAGTTAGATTGAAATGTGCCGGCATGGAAGACTATATTATATAATCCGTGAATCAAGAACAATTAAAAGCTAAAGATTTATTATTAGAATGGCACAGTCTTCGCAATAGCGCGGCCTGTGCCTATATTTTTGATATACAGGAGTGTAAAGATAAATTAGAAGATTTAGCAGCATTACTTAGTGTGCAACTATATTGTTCACCTGTTGAAAATCTTTGTAATATTACTGTTGAATTCGAACATGAATTGAATCAACTAAAACAAAATGTACATATTGATCTTCTAGCCGGATTAAAAAAATAAAACTAAATAATGTATGCGAGATTTGATTAACATCATTACTTTGGTTGAAAGTCGGGGACTCGGTGCAAGAAGAGCCGGCGAAGAATTTGTTAGCACCACTAATCCTGATGATAAGATATATGTTAATAGTGTAACTTTTTATCCTCAGGACCGTACTCAGTACGATAGTTACGAGGAAATGAGTTCATCATTAAAAGAGTTAGTTCAAATCCCAAATGCCTATGTTGATTTAATTGGAAAATTTGGACCTAAAGATTTAGCTTTTGGTATTGCAATTTTTGATAAACCTGATAAATCTAAATTAGCATTTGTAAAACCATATAAGTCAGTTAAACCTGATCCAACACAAAATCAATGGGATAACCAAACCGGCATTCCCGGATACAAATATAATAGTCGTGCCGCCGCTAAGACGCAAGCCGGACTTACACCACAGGATATTTTAACAGAGAACGACAACCTGACACCTTTGGATATTGTAAGTCAAGTTGCTCAAAAATTAGGTAATGAAAGTCCTTTGACAAAATTAACCCAAGCAATTGCTTCTGGGCAAAAACTACCGATATCTATTCCAGCTGACCCGAATCTAGGATTCTCTGCATTTAGAGATTATTTTTGCGAACTATTACATCCAATTGCATTGCAGACTGGTAACTACGAAGGTAATGCCGGGGATGCTGCTAAAAAGTTTTTAGGTGTTGGAGGATTCGCCGATACTAGTATTAATTTTGGTAAAGATAAAACAGAAGGATTAAGTGATAGTGTGTTGGTTTCTCCGACCGGAAAAAAGATCAAAGTAAGTAGTAAAGGTGCCAAAGGTGCAGAGGCTAGTGCTAAAAATATTTTTGATGCAGCAGAAGAATTAAAAGAAAATAATCCGACTCTCTGGAATAAACATCAAAAAATTATTCAACTAGTAGAAGATATTAAACAATCTGGACAAGCTGGTGCACCATTATTATTGGGTGTTAGATTTAATATTATCAGCCAAGAAGATGCTGATACTATTAAAGGTTTTAAAAATATGCCCCCGATGAATTTAGAAAAAGGTAAATTGCTCGGCAGTGAAAAACTAAAAGAATTAATTACCGGAAGAAAAACGGATAATCCAGAAAAAGTAAATATGTATTTTCATACTATTGCCGCGGTGGCACATAAAGTAGCCGATCACATAAATCAAAGTACAAATTTCGGACAGGCTGCAAGTGAAATACTCAATAATGGTGCATTAGTTCAAGTATATACTGTTGCATCCGAAAAAGGTGATCAGTGGACTTTGTCTAAATTTAATACAAAATGGCCAAGTGATACTGTTACTGGTGTTAGTTTTAGTGCCAGTAAAACTTACTACAGTACAGGAATTAAAGGAAACTTTACTTTTAAGATTTTAAGAAATGGAGCTAAGGATGTTGAGGACGAAAGGTCTTCAGAACCGGCTCTGGCTCCTAAGGTAGCTGCTCCCAATGTAGTTACCGGTAAAAGAGTTAAAGTTCGTCCCCGTGATACTACCCCTCGTCCTAGTGGGGTTGGCAGAGAATTAAGATAGAATATTTTTTCTCTTGACTTCTTAGGTATTTCAATGTTAACATTGAATGTAAATTTACCTAGGAAAAAATCATGTTTGAATCAATTGAAGTTCGACGAGTTGAAAACGGTTTCATATTAGTAATTTCTACAGAAGACGGTGTCAAAGAATATGTTTATGACACTAGCCGAAAGGCCATTCGCGCTCTTAAAGATTACATGGAAACAAAAAGTTCTCAAGTATGAGCAAAAATATTTTTTTAGTTACTAGCGCAATTAATACCAAGTTTGGTATTTTTAATAGTCAAGATCGTTTGACTCAAACTCTTGCAACTATCGATAAGATAAAAGAAAAGGCACCTGGTAGTAAAATTATTTTTCTCGAAATGGCGGCTTTGCCTTTAACTGGCGAGCAAGCCGAGGCGATAACTCAATCAGTTGATTATCTTATTGATTTTACCACTGACCAATCTGTACAAGAACTTTATCATAGTACAGATAATTGGGATGTAGTAAAAAATGTTACTGAAGTAATGTGCTTCGGTAAAGCATTAAAAATGTTATATCATGATACCGGACAATTAGCAGGATCTAATAGAATTTTTAAGATTAGTGGACGATATCAACTGTCCGATGATTTTGATATTGACTATTACGATCAATACAATGTCCAGACTAATATAATTATAAGCAAAAATAGATCCAGTCAATTCGATATTAGGCTAACACAAGTTCCTAGACAATTTATGAGTCGTCTTTGGAGTTGGCCAACTCAACTGACCGAAGAAATAATTCAGGTGTATGATCGCGGTCTTAATTTTATGCAGTCTCGTATATTAGATGGAGGATATATTGATATTGAACATCTATTATATAAATTTTTAGATCATGAAAAAATTATTGAACGAGACATTATTGGTATATATGGTAATATAGGACCTAATGGTCAATTAGTCAAAGATTAAAATTATGAACGAAACTAGTAAATCTCTAATACGAAGACTACATGATGTAAGATTCGCTAATACTTATTTTAAAGGTAACGGGATTGACATTGGAGCAGGATCTGATAGTCTCGGAAAATATAAACAACAATTCCCGTTAATAACTGATGTTCGAGCTTGGGATGTTAAGGACGGCGATGCACAGTTAATGTCCTCGGTGGAAAATGATGCCTATGATTTTGTACATAGTAGTCATTGTTTAGAACATCTAATGAATCCTATTGAGGCGTACAAAAACTGGATTAGAATTTGTAAACCGGGCGGGCATATTATTACTACAATACCCGACGAGGATCTTTACGAGCAAGGAAAGTTTCCTAGCGAATTTACTAATCAACATATTACTACTTGGACAATACTCAAGAATAAAAGTTGGAGCCCAGTTAGTATCAATGTAGTTGATTTTCTATATCAATTCCGACAAGAAATTGAAGTACTTAAAATCGAATTAGTAAATGCATCGTATCTCTATGATATGAAACGGTTTGACCAAACTTATCACAGCATCAGTGAGTGTGCAATTGAGTTTATTGTTCGAAAAAGAACTCAAAAAGAAATTGATAAAAAAGGTCGATATTCGGATCTATAATGAACACAAAAGATATTACAATTTTAGCAGTTGACACTTATGCACATAAATTAACTCGTCGTGCTATAGAAATAACTTTAAGTCAAATACCCTGTCGAGAAGTCTTGGTACTTAGTGATCAAAATATCTATCCCGACGGTCGATGGATTGATATTAATCCTATTGATATCGTCGATTATAATGATATTATGGTTAAGCATCTATGGCCCTTTGTACGAACCGATCATGTGTTAGTGATACAATATGATGGTATTGCAACCAACGGTCAATATTGGTCTGATGATTTTTTAAATTACGATTATATCGGTGCTATTTGGCCTTGGCCACATCATCGACCAGGATTCCGAGTCGGTAATGGTGGATTCAGTTTACGAAGTCGCCGCCTTCTAACAGCACTCAAAGATAAAAAAATAGTTCTTAAACACGATCTTCCTATGTATGAAGATTTGTACATCGGGATACACTATAAAGAACAATTGACTAATATGGGCATTAAAATTGCCGACGAACCGATTGCTCTAAAATTTAGTCATGAACATTACCCGGGACGAAAAGAAACATTTGGATTCCATGGGTCCTTTAATTTTCCTTACTATTTAAACGATCATGATCTTGAATTCTTTGTACGAAATCTTCCTGGGTGGACTAGCGAAGGGGCGCAATTATTGATTGCACATCTTTTTGTTAAAGAAAAAACCGATCTAGGAAATTTTGCATTAGATTTAGCTAGAAAAAGTGTAGCAAATTTTGATGCACATTTTAAAGGTATGGCAGCAAGAGTTGGAATACAAACCGGTAATCCGTCTCTTTTAAGTAAAATTTACAAATAAATCATGAGACCAAATATTTTAATTAATCGACAATCTTCTGGTGGGGATGTCTTAATGACAACCCCTATTGTTAGAAAACTTTATCAAGATCATAATGGCGATTGTGATATTGATTTTTTCGTTATACAACAATGTAAAGAATATATTGAAAATAATCCCTATATTAGAAAAGTTTATACTGGACTTCCTAGTCAAGAAGATAAAAAGAGATATACCCGAGTAATTGATCTTGATTTAGTTTACGAAAGATCACCTCTTATTCATGCAGTAGATGCTTATGCACTTGAAGTATTTGGTCATGCCGATTTTGATCGAAGTCTTGACTTATATTCAACAAACGAAGATAAAATTCGTGTAGATCAATTGACCAGTACCATTGGTAATTTTGTTGTTTTACACCAAAGAAGATACCCGTGGCCTAGTAGGAATATCCCGGAAAAGTTTTGGAGAGGTGTAGTAAAAAAACTTTTAGACAAAACTGATTTATATATTGTGCAAATTGGGGGGCCAAGCGAACCAGCGTTTAACGGACACGATCGTTTAATAGATGCTCGGGGTTCGTTTTCTATTCCGCAACTTAAAGAAGTTATTGCTCAATCAAAACTTTATATGGGTGTTGACTCCGGTCCGGCCCATGTGGCTAGTACAACCGAAACCGATATGCTAGTATTATACACCAGTGTCAAGGAAGAATATCGACGGCCATTGAGATCAAAAGGTCAATTCTTTCCTATCGCAGCCGATATCGAATGCTATGGTTGTCATGCAAAAAATCCTACACCGTGCACAACTTTTATTTGTCATCGTGGCGACATTGAATGTGTAAATAGATTTAATTCTGATCAGGTAGGAGATCAAGTGCTCGATCTATTAGGAACTAGTTAATGAAATATGTTAATGATAAAAAATGGGAAGAACTTAATGCACAATTCGTTAACGGTCAACCATTTAATTATGTAATTATCGACGATTTCTTTACTAGCGAAGTCTTGGAAAAATTAGTTTTTGAATTCCCCAAAAACTACAATGATCCAATTTGGAATGCACAATACAACAATGCTATTGAAAATAAAAAGGCATGTAATAGTTGGGATGCTTTTCCACCTATGACTTATCAGGTATTCAGTTACCTATGTAGTGCAGAATTTGAAAATATCGTAGAAAAAATTAGCGGTAATAACCCAGTATTTGCTGATATCGGTTTACATGGCGGCGGATGGCATAGTCATAGTACTAGCGGTAAATTGAATATACATCTAGATTATAGTATACATCCTAAATTAAATTTACAACGGCATTACAATTTAATTGTTTATATTACTCCAGACTGGCAAACTAATTGGGGCGGCGGACTGGAATTTTGGAGTCACGATTCGGAAACAAATCAACCCAAAGAATGTATAACAGTAATTGAAAATCGTTTTAACCGTGCAGTGTTTTTTGATACAACACAGCATAGTTGGCATGGTTTGCCTGAAAATTTAAATTGTCCACAAGGTGTCATGCGCCAAAGTTTGGCAATTTATTATTTGACAGATCCAGGAAAAAATATAGATACAAGAAGTAAAGCTCTTTATGCACCTTATAAAGATCAAAAAAATGATCCAGATATTATAAAACTTATCGAGATGAGGTCACAGTTAAGTACCGCCAGTAAAGTTTATAGAACATAAAATGAAATTTCATATTTTAGGACTACCCCATACAGTCACCAATAAATTATACAATGCTTGTGCCTATACCCAGAAGGTATGGAAATTTGGCAAAATGATGAAAGCTAGAGGGCACGAAATTATTCACTACGGGCATCCAGACAGTGATGTTATTTGTGATGAGCATGTTAATGTTATTGGAAATAATGATTTAGCTATAGCCTACGGAAACTACGATTGGAGAAAAAACTTTTTTAAGTTTGATATGAATGATCATGCCTATCAAACTTTTTATAGAAATGCAATCGATGAAATCAGTAAAAGAAAAACTAAAAACGACTTTTTGTTACCGTTTTGGGGATATGGACATAAACCAATCTGTGACGCACATAACGATATGATCGTAGTTGAGCCCGGTATTGGGTATGCCGGTGGGCACTTTGCAAGATTTAAAATATTTGAAAGCTATGCCATTTACCATGCATACTATGGATTAGATGCTGTCGGGAAATGTAAGCAAGATTGGTATGATGTAGTTATACCAAATTATTTTGATGTTGATGATTTCGAATATGCTCCTGACAAAAAAGAAGATTATTTTTTATTTGTTGGTCGGGTATATGATGGCAAAGGAGTAAACATTGCTATACAAACTACAGAACATATTGGTGCTAGATTAAAAATTGCTGGCCAAGGTAGTTTACAGGATATGGGTTATAAAACTGTACCTTCACATGTAGAGTTCGTAGGATATGCAGATATCGAAACAAGAAAACAATTAATGAGTCGGGCCCGCGCCGCTTTTGTTCCGAGTATGTATGTTGAACCTTTTGGAGGGGTTCAAATCGAAATGCTTATGTCGGGTACTCCTACTATTAGCACTGATTGGGGTTCTTTCACAGAAAACAATATTACCGGGTTGACTGGATATCGATGTCGTACTTTTGAGCAGTTTGTCTGGGCAGCAAAAAATATCGATCAAATTAAGCCCGAAAACTGTAGAAATTGGGCAATACAAAATTTCAGTTTAGAACGAGTGGCTCAAATGTATGAAGAATATTTTCAGGATGTGTTAAACATTTATACTGGAAACGGTTGGTACGAACCAAACCCCACTAGACAAAACCTAACTTTTACCAGTAAAATATTTCCTACATGACCAGGAGATATGAAAATGACTTGTTATTTAACTTTTAGGCAATGGTTAAATCAAAAGTGGTACGAGCATGTTGACGAACTAGCAAGTTATAATCAATCTATTAACTACGATTTGTCAACCTATTTTTACCGTTATAAATGGTGGCTTAAACGGGAATACCTTTTCTACAAAAAAACAACACTAAAAAATTTCGATTGACCAATCGGTTAGTTCTTGCTACAATACAAGCATGAAAATTGTTAAAGAAACTACAGTTTGGGACGATGGCAATACGCCGAACCATACCTATTTTGTCAACGATTCAATGACAGAAATGGTAGCGTATATTGCATCGGGCAAAATCGAAAAATTCACTTTTAAAAAGCCTATCAAATTTGATCGTCGTGGTAGGACTTTTAAAGTGTTAAAAACGGTTGACACCGAGCCCGAAACCATCAAGGTAACAGGTAGTAAAGGTTCAGTTTATAGTTTAACTCGAGTTGATAGCGGATGGTCTTGCAGTTGTCCAGGGTTTACATATCGAAGCACCTGTAAGCATCTTGCATTAGCCCCTACAGGTTGACGGGTTATTTTTTCTGTAGTATATTACGGAAATAGTGTGTTTTTACGAATTTGTAGCTTTTTTGCAACAAAAAAGTATCAAAAAAACGGTTGACCTTGTACCAAACTTTCCGTATAATAGAGTTTATACAGTAACACACAGGAGCAGTTATGTCCCAAGCATTTATTCGTATCAAAGCCGGTATGTATCGTAATTTTGATGCCGCAGGCAAAGTTTTTGCGCTCGTCGATCAGTACAAGCGTACCGCCAAAGGTGGTTTTGTTACCGTACTTAACGGCGGTATCTATGACGGGTTCCCCGAAGAAATTCGTATCAAAGTACAGGGTCCTGGGGACTACGAGTTTGTAACTGGTTCTGATGCTCCTACTACAGTACCTGTTGAAGTCGCTTGTGCTCAAACCGACGAAGAGCGTATGGCAGAAATCGCAGAGAGATTTGAAATCCTCACTGACATGACCAAAGCGGCAATCACTGGCGAAATCCGTGCAATGATTGTGTCGGGTCCTCCCGGAGTTGGTAAGAGCTTCTCAGTTGAGCGCGAAGTTGAAAAAGCTACCCTATTGGATCAACTTGCCGGTAAGCGTCTTCGTGCCGAAGTAGTTAAAGGTTCGGCCACTCCAATTGGTCTATACCAAACTTTGTACAAGTATTCGGACACGAATTGTATGGTTGTGTTTGACGACTGCGACAGCATTTTGCTCGATGATGTGTCGTTGAACTTGCTCAAAGGTGCTCTGGACTCAGGCAAGAAGCGTAAGATTTCTTGGCTGTCGGAATCCAGCACTCTGCGTCGTGAAGGCATTCCCGACCAATTTGAGTTCAAAGGATCGGTAATTTTTATTACCAATCTCAAGTTCGATGGTATGAAGTCGCAGAAGCTTCGTGATCACTTGGATGCACTGCAAAGCCGTTGCCACTATCTTGATCTTACGCTAGACACCATGCGTGACAAGATTCTTCGTATTCGGCAAATTGCTAAGAGCGGCGAATTGTTTGACGGTTATGACTTTGATCAAGTGGTTCAGGATGAAATTGTAGACTTTATGGACACTAACAAAAATCGCCTTCGCGAAATGTCGCTTCGTATGGCAACGAAGATTGCGGACCTCCGTAAGAGCTTTCCGCTAAACTGGAAGCGTATGACCGAAACTACTTGCATGAAGGCTGCTTAATTACCCCTGCCGTGTGCGTAACGGGCAGGACGCTGGGTGTAGGCCCAGACCGTAAGACCCGTTCCGATAAGGTAAAATATCATGTCGGTTTGGTTGATCTTCAATTTATTTTTTGTTATACTAGGTTGGCGTTGGGCAACCGAGTGTTTCAAAAACAATCAAACTGCTGAAGGTTATTTAAATCTATCTGTTAGTGCCGCCAACGGTGCAGTATTGATGCTAAAATTCTTTTAATATCATGACCGGATATAAAACTGTACTGAGAATTCAAAAGCTCACCGAAGAGCTAGATACCTTAGGTTTAATGATGTGTAATGCTAGTCACTACTATCGAGAATTTGGAGATGTGTTAGCAGTAAAACCAAAAGATGCTGTCAGTTTGCCGATCTATAGTCGAGATGCTGAGTTGTTTATTGGCACATTGGAATCTCTTGAAACTTGGATTCAAGGGATTCAATGGGCTCGTAAATACGATCAAATGTTGTTTGGAAAAAATCATAACAAGAAACGAGAAAGAAAAGAGCAAGATTATCTTAACGAACAATTGATTCGAATGATTGAAACAGGTAAAGATACAACTGAAATTTAATATGAAGAAAATTTTTTACGAAAAAGTTGGTCGTCGGTATGTTCCAGTATCTGAATACGACTCGGATTTCAGAGACTCCTTTAGAAAAGGTAATCATCTGGTCATGTGCTACCCAGGCGGTAGCACTTATATGTTTAATATCGATCCGGATAATGCATCGATGATTGCAGCTGGTCGAGTAGCTCGAGATGCTATTACACAAGCTCTAGTAAAAGCTAGCGAAATTCGGCCTCCAAAGAAAGTTATGACCCAAGCAGAAAGAGATGCTTGGAACAATCTAATAGAAGTGTTCGGTGAGCAAGCTAGAAGTTTAAGTTGGTCAAGTGCCAGCGAAATTGCCGATGCAGCTATAAATGCAATGATAGACAATGCTAAAGAATTAAAGTATAATCCTGTTGTGCAAAATGCATACGATCATTTTGAATTAATTTGTAAACTAGCAAAGGAAAAAAACAATGATTACTCTTAAAGACTGGTTGGAAGTAGTTGAATATCGCATTAGCGAAGGAACAGAATTCTATTGGAAATGTTTCGGAGACAATGCTTACTGTTTGAGCTACTGGGATCAAGATCACGACGGTCGTAGTCTAAACATTGTCTTTGACACTAAGACACAAAAAGTTTATTGTGTTGAAGTGTGCGATTATCGTAATCAACGAGCATATCGTCTTATTGATGATGAGTATCGCGAAGCTCACAAACAAGAATCCGAATCACGAAATGTGATTGATAATCAGGCTTGGGATGATGTCGATTTTATCGATCTTGAAACCGATGAGGACTGGCTGGAAAAAGCATCATCAATTGTTCAGGGTATCGAGTATGATACTCGGGTAAGTATCCCGTTGGATATTCCTGAGAATGAACTTATGATTTTGTTTAAAGCAGCACACGAGCGTGATATGACATTTAATCAGTTTGTCGAGGAAGCTCTTCGAGAACTTATTAAAGATTTCGAACAGAATCCCGATATTGTACAAGCTCGTTCACTAAAGTATAAAAAATCTAATTAGAATGACATTGCCCGATGAACGATATCGCGCAGTAATGCAGACAAAAGATTTTTTGTCTGATTTACTGGATACAAAAAAGTATCCTAGGATACCCTTAAAAATTAGGGATCGTGCTCGTTGGTGTTTACGACACTATCCCAATGGTTGGGACATGGAGTTAGCTTCACAAGAAGCACCTGAAGTGTTTTCCAAACAAATGGATCCTTTACATCGTTTACTTGCACAATACGACCAAGAAGTGAAAAAATGAAAATCGGGCTCTCTTATAGTAGATGTATCCGAGATATTGTTGATGCTCGTGTATGCATCGACGATATATTAGTAATAATTTCAAGAACCAATTTTGATCCTCGTAATGATGATCATTGGTTGAGTATTTGGAATGGTTATCGAGATAGAAATGGTTTCTCTGTGCCCGAGTGGTATTCCTATGAGGAAAAAGATCAAGATCTTTTTAGGTCTATCAGCATAGATCTTTATGAAACTGGAAAGTTGCATCAGCCTCGCCAATTTGGTTGGAACCCGTCAAGATTGCCTTACTATTGGTTAGAGACAGTTTTGATTGCAGAAGACTTGGACAAAAATCCTGCGGTCAAATCTGCATGGGATAATTTTCAATTGCTAGCCGGCTTGTCAAATTGCAATGTCGAACATAATCATCGATGATAAAGTTTATCGAACTAAGTTTACCCAGCGATTGCTGGGTATTTTTTTGACTTTTTATAAAAATGTTGTTAAACTGTTACAATGACTAAAAAAACTTTACCTCACATCGAAGACTATATAGAAGCTCTTGCCGGGTTTGTTAAGATTCAAGGAACTGTAACGAATTTTAGTTTAGCTCGCTACGATGTACAAATCGTTGCTAGCTTTGCAGATCAGACAACCCAAGGTATTGGATATACCGATAAACAGGCACTATTAGCTCACAAACTTGTAGTCAAATATAAAAAACAATTTTTAAAATACGATATCGACATTGGGATGCATGAAAGAAATGGTCATTATCGTATGCCGGTTAGAATTGTTGACCGTACTAAATCCGTTAAGCTAGTCAATGGGAAGTTGCAGATTAGATTTCCGTACGATTCAAAATTAATTGATCATCTTAAGGAATCTGGAAAAAATATTCATGGCGAAATGAAATTTGATAAAGAAACAAAAGTTTGGTTAATGGCTGTAACTGAACCTAGACTTTTATGGGCTAAAGATTTTATTGATAAATATCAATTTGATGTCGACCCATCTGTGATCGATTTAATAAAAGAAATCGATATTGAAAAACAAAACCCTCCTTTCGAATTTAAACTTGAAAGGGTCGATGGGTCATTAAAAATTCTCAATGGTGAACAATCTTTAATCGATTATATTGAAACTAATTTAGGTGGATTTTGCGACGAAAATTTAGTTAAATTAATCGATTATAGTAGCGTATTAGGATACACCGTTGACAACGATCTTATTGAATTGTTAAAGCATTTAAATGAAAATCAAATTCGTCTTTTAACGAATAGACAAAGTCATATTCCTTTGTCCGATAGCGGTATTAAAGATGTTATCGATTATGCTGCTATTACTAATAGATGGCCAATTTATGTTTTCGAAACTGTCGATGTAAGTCAAGGTAAAATAATTGAATTTTTAAAAAACAGTTTTACTGCCGATGAATTACTAGAAGTTGGCACTAGACAACGATCCTTTGATGTAACAGGAAAAAAATGTATCTATGTTACTAACTGGCAGTATAGTTGGTCAAACAAAAAAATTCCGATACTAATAACAATGATGTCTGCTATGATTGGTTCTAAGAAGCAACACATGCTTCAACAAGCCGATAAGGTTGTGTATAGTACAGATATTTTATTAAAATAAACACATGAAAGAATGCACATTAGAAATAAATGACGAAGTTAATGTTAAGATCAAAGGGCTAGAACTTGTTGATCGTAAAGAATTAGTTAATCGTTATAAATTTGAAATTCCTGGAGCAAGATATTTGCCAGTGGTTCGCCTTGGTCGATGGGATGGCAAGGTCAGTTTTTTTCAGCTCAGTGGCAGTACCTATATTAATTTACTACCTGAAATTTTAGTCTATCTGACAGATAGAGGTTATGATATTAGTGTTAACGATAGTAGATCATATCGAACTCAATTTGAATTTGATCATATAGTTGAAAATACATTTGAACATTTATCGTGGCCAAAAGGGCACCCTATAGCTGGTCAGCCAATCGTACTGAGAGATTATCAAGTTGATGTAGTAAACAAGTTTTTAGAAAATCCTCAATGTATCCAAGAAGTAGCTACAGGTGCAGGTAAAACTGTAATGACCGCGGCTTTAAGTTATTCAATTAGTAAATATGGTCGTAGTATTGTTATTGTCCCAAACAAAAGTTTGGTTACTCAAACCGAAAAAGACTTTGTTAATATGCAACTAGATGTCGGTGTTTATTTTGGTGATCGTAAGGAGATTGGTCGAGCACATACCATTTGTACTTGGCAAAGTTTGAACAATTTAATGAAGAACACCAAAAATCACGAAGCAGAAATTACTATTCAAGAATTTCTCGAAGATGTTGTTTGTGTAATTGTTGACGAAGTACATATGGCTAAAGCCGATGCACTTAAAACATTATTAACTGGGCCAATGGCACATATTCCGATTCGTTGGGGATTGACCGGGACAGTACCAAAAGAAAAATATGAATTTATGTCTTTATTTTGTAGTATCGGTCAAGTTATAGGAAAGCTAAGTGCCAGTGAATTACAAGACCAAGGGGTACTGGCTCAATGCCATGTAAACATTAGACAGTTAGTTGATCATGCCGAATACAGCAACTATCAAACAGAATTAAAATATCTACTCGAATCAGATAAAAGATTAGATCACATTGCTGATATGATTCTAAAAATTAAAGAAACCGGTAACACTTTGATCCTAATCGACAGAGTTGCTGCCGGTCAAGAATTAGTCAAGAGATTGGGTGATCGTGCAGTATTTGTTTCAGGAGCAACTAAAGGAACAAAACGACAAGAGCATTACGATGAAGTGGCCGAGTCAAGTGACAAGATTATTGTAGCGACCTATGGTGTTGCAGCAGTAGGTATTAATATACCAAGAATTTTTAATTTAATTTTGTTAGAGCCCGGAAAAAGTTTTGTTAGGGTCATACAAAGTATCGGAAGAGGTATTAGGAAAGCCGAAGACAAAGATTTTGTGCAAATTTGGGATATAACTAGTACCTGTAAATTTGCTAAAAGACATCTAACACAAAGAAAGAATTTTTACAAAGAGGCTAATTACCCCTTTACTCTCGAAAAGGTAGAATATTTATAATGTCAAGAATTTTGAATTTAGATACAAATAAAGCATTTGATATGAATGAGATCCCAGATGAAATAGATAATCTGCGATTTTGTGTTTTAGATAATTCGGATCCTAAAAATCCTGATTATTTTTTTATACCGTTAATTTTTCTAGAAAGTTTTAATAGTCCGGCACTGGTATTAAAAATTGGTAAATGGACTATTAAAATGCCAGTAGATTGGCAATTATTAATCGGAGAGCCAGATCTTGGTGACTTAGAAGTAGTACCTTTAACTAGTATCAACGATCGAGGATTTAGTGCTTTTTGTTTTAATCCGATTAGTAGTTTCAAACCTGAGTTTCATTTAGTTGAAATCGTTGACATATATCAAGATGTCAAATGGTATTTTCCAAAGTTAAAGCCTGGGCAAATGCTGGCAGTGCCAGTAGACTCGGATAATGAAAAACCGTTATGTGTTTTTTTCGTCAAAGAAATTAGTAGAGTAAGTGAAGTAATTGACTTTAGTAAAGCCTGGTAGTAATATTACATTATGAGCAATTTAGATATTGGCACCGAGATGAGAGCTTTTGATTCGAAGAATCGAAAGTTTTACGATAACTTAACACCCGAAGAAAAGAAAAAGTTTAGTACTTTTCTTATGCTCAAATGGGGATGCAATGTTGAGGGCAGTCAAGAATTACAGGAATGGTATTTAAGGGTACACAACGACAGGGTTAATGTTAACTTTTTTGACTTAGGAAGACATCCAAAACTTCAGTGGTTGTTATGTACTACAGTAAGTCCTAATTTAGGAAACAAAAGGCACTATTGGCTTAAAACAAAAAAACAGGAAAGTCGAGGTAGTTACAAGTTTATCGAATCACAATTTCCTAATCTAAGTCACGAAGAAATTGAGCTAATGTTGGAATTAAATAGTGTTAACGATTTAAAAGAATTTGCCGAACAATTGGGTTGGGACGATAAAAAAATTAAGTCGGAGTTATGATTTCTCAATTACTAGATAAACAAATTTTTGATGTGAAAGAAAAATACACTTGCCGATTTTGCAATCATTCGTTTGCAAAAGAAATTACTTTAACGAGCCATTTGTGCGAAAAAAAGCGAAGACATCAACAGGAAAAAGAAATAGGAGTTCAATGGGGGTTACAAGCCTATTTGTTATTTTATAGCAGTACTCAATTAGCTACTAAAAATAAAAAAACTTATCAAGATTTTACCGAAACACCATACTATACTGCCTTTGTTAAATTTGGTAGATATTGTGTAGATATCAAATGTATTAATTTTTTGTCTTTCACTAATTGGTTATTAAAAAATAATAAAGGTATTGATCATTGGTGTTCGGATAAATTATATGAAGAATGGTTAACAGATTATCTTCGTAAAGAAGCAGTGCAGGATGCGTTAGAAAGATCTTTTAAAACAATGACAGATTACTCTAACAACCACACTGAACTAAAAAATGGATATACTGATTATTTTAGATATGGTAATGTTAATAGAATATTACACAGTATCTCAAATGGAAAGATAAGCCCTTGGGTAATATTTAATTGTAAATCCGGTATTGAGTTTATCGAAAATCTCACTGAAGATCAACTAGGAATGATAATGTCTTGGATTGACCCAGAATATTGGAATAGTAAGTTTCGTGATAGTCATGAAGATGTGCAATGGACCAGAAAGATTTTAGAAACAGCCGGATTGTAAAATTTACCAGTGATGTCGATATAGACTTCGCCGACCGACAGCAGATTTTAAATTTGATACCGCATATCGGTGCCTCGATTTTAAATGACAAAGGTGAATTTGTTCCCCATAATACCGGGGTGCACATTACTCAAATTCCTCACGACTCTATTAAAAATAGAGCCACAATTGATTATAAATTAGCTGAAAAAAGGGGATATATCAAATTAGATTTTCTTAATGTAGGACTATACCAAAAGATTGAAAATTCCGATCATTTGCAGGAATTAATGAATCGAGAACCGCCGTGGCACAAATTATATGATCCGAATTTTTGTAGTCAGTTGATGCATATTGGGAATCATTATGATACTTTAATTAAAATGCCCGAAGCAGTTAATACTATTTTAAAATTAGCTATGTTTTTAGCTATTATACGACCTGCCAAGCGGCATCTAATTGGTTTACCTTGGAATGAAGTAGCTAGTACAGTATGGGATAAACCCACTGATGATAGTTATTATTTTAAGAAGAGTCATAGTATTAGTTATGCTCATCTTGTAGTTGTGAATATGAATTTAGCTGATCTTGCGGACCAAAGTAATTGATCTTCTTTTACTTCGTTTAGCAGCCATTTCTTTAAGATTGATATGTGGGCCCATACGGATATCAACATCTTTACTGTTTAGTGTTTTAACACAGAATTTAAATTCTATCCATTCGTGTTTTAAGAAAACATTTATGGGTATAATTCTATTACTTTCCCACCACCATTGTTCGCCTAGTTCCAGGAACCTCTTTTTCTGTTCCGGAATTCTTAGACTGCCATAATCGTAAATTGTGGTAATCTGTTCATCTGAGTTTTGTATAATTCCCAGATACTCGTTACCGCCATAAACCAGGTATGTTATAAAAGGGTACCTGTTAAGTAACTGTTCTATTTCTTCCACTTTGGTAAATACTAAAATAATGATAACAATCTATTTATATCCGATTACAGTAGAGGTTCGAATTTGGGATCCTACGATTTTTACTACAAGGAACAGAGAAATGTATGCTAGGCCCGTAACGATTTATCAAGGTATTGATAATAATATACAGGTTCGTGTACGAAACCAAGATCAAAAATCGGTAAATATGAATGGGTATATTCTTCAGGCCGACATACAGGATCCTGTAAATTATTTAACTGTAGGGAGTTTTGCAGTCTTGTTTAGTAATACTTCATCGGGTTTTGGTTCGTTTACGATCGGTAAAGATCTAGTCAACCAATTGGATCAACGAATATACAAATTAACATTTAAAGCAATTCGAATAGATACTAACTCTGAAAGACCGGCCTATATGGACGATAATTATAATATCCCTATAGATTTAGTGGTGAGACCCGGTTACTATAATGAAATGGGTATCCAGGGCGAAGAAGACCAAGACGATTTCTTAATAATTGACGGTGGGAATGGACAATGACTATTGATAGCCAAGTAATAAATCTAAACGCGAGACAAATTCTGCTCAAACGCGGAAACGGTCTCATTATGAGTACCTATGTTGGTCCATTAGGCGAAATAACCTTAGATACGACATTAAATACTCTTCGAATCCAGGACGGTGAAACTCCTGGGGGTATCGTAATCCCAACTCAATCAAATGTTGTAGTTGAGGTCGCTCAGGCTATTGAAGAAATTGCCGACACAACGGTACAAAATTCTATCACTAATGCTTTAATACCGGTTAATGCAAATATTATTGCAGCCAATGCTGCAATAGCGTCTTTGCTTACAACTATTAGTTCATTTACTGCTAATGCTCCAGGAAATTTAAATACTTTTGCTGAGATTGCTGCCGCAATCGGAAATGATCCAAATTATTCTTCAAATGTTTTCATATCAATAAGCAATACTCAAGCTAATATTAATATTGAAAAGACTCGTGCATTAGCAGCAGAAACACTATTAAGAAATGATTTAGATGCCGAAGTGGCTTCTCGTTTAGCAGCCGAAGATGCTTTAAGAGATGACATCGAGTACATCTTATCAAATCAACTTAGTTTACCTGCAGAAATCAGTGCTCGTCAGGCCGGCGATGCAGCTTTGCAAACAAATATTACTGCCGAAGTCAATGCCAGAACTTCAGCCGATCAACAAATTCAAGCAAATATATCTTTAGAAAAAATTGCTAGAGAAGCCGTCGATTCGTTAATTTTAACTATTCTTACTAATGAGTCTAACACTAGAGCTAGTGGACTTGCTGGCCTGCAGGCTAATTTGGTTGTTGAAAGTTTGAACAGATCGAATGCTGACAATAATTTGCAAGCACAAATTAATAGTATTCTTAATAATACTAATCCGGCAGCGTTAGATAGTTTAACCGAAATCGTAGCAGCATTCCAAAGTTCCGATAGCAATGTTTTATCTACAGCGTATACCTTAAGTACTTTAGCTAATACTAGAATATTAGCTGAAGAAACAGCAAGAATTAATGCCGACACGGTATTACAAAATAATATTAATACAGAAGCAACGACTCGAGCCAATGCTGATTCTCAATTACAAGCTAACATTAATGTTGTACAAAACAATCTTAATAACGAAGCTAATATTCGTTTAGCAGCCGATACTGCTTTACAAGGTAATATTAATGCTGAAGCTAGTACTCGTTTAGCAGCCGACACTACTTTACAAAATAATATTAATGCCGAAGCAAGTACTCGTGCAACAAATGATAATATTTTACAAGCCAATATTGATGTTGAAACTGCTGCTAGAATCTCAGCCGACACTACTTTACAAAATAATATTAACACGGAAGCAAGTACTCGTGCAACAAATGATAATATTTTACAAGCCAATATTAATGTTGAAACTGCTGCTAGAATCTCAGCTGACACTACTTTACAAAATAATATTAATGCTGAAGCAAGCACTCGTTCAACGGCCGATACTACTTTACAAAATAATATTAATACCGAAGCTAATACAAGAGAAGTTAATGATTTAGCACTTTCGAATGCAATTGTTGCTAATATTACTGCCGAACAAATAGCTAGAACTCTTGCTTTAAATTCACTTCATACTTTACTTGATAGTAACATTGCTACTGAAAGAGCAGAGCGTATTTCTAGTGACAATAATTTACAACAGCAAATTAACAATGTTATTATTAATACAGATCCGATCGCTCTAAATAGTTTGGCAGAAATCGTTGTAGCATTCCAGTCTGCAGATTCGAATCTAATCGGTGCAGTTAATTCTATAGCTACTGGTGTAACAAATACTGTTAATGTACTAAGAGACGAAGTTGAAGTAATACAAACTGCAATTATTGCCGAAATTGAAAGAGCCATTTATGTTGATGATGCAATTGAAGCAAATTTAAATGCAGAAATTTCTAATAGAATTGCTGCTGACAATATTTTACAAACTAATATTAATAATGAAGCATCAATAAGACTTAACGAAGATCTTTCATTACAAGCTAATATTGTAGCTGAGCGGACAGCTCGTATTGCCGAAGACCTGTCACTACAGGCCAATATCGTAGCCGAACAAACAGCTCGAATTCAAGCAGTTACCAGTGAAGCAGCTACCCGTCTTGCTGAGGACTTGTCACTACAGGCTAATATTGTATCTGAACAGACAGCTCGAATTCAAGCAGTTAGTAGCGAAGCGGCTACTCGTCTTGCTGAAGATCTATCACTACAGGCCAATATCGTAGCTGAACAGACAGCTCGTATTGCTGAAGATCTATCACTACAGGCCAATATTGTAGCTGAACAAACAGCTCGTATTGCTGAGGACTTATCGTTACAAGCTAATATTAACTCGGAAGAAAATCTTAGAATTATTAATGATCAGCTAATTCAAAGCAATCTCACTGCTGAAACTGCTGCAAGAATTTCTAATGATCAAATACTACAAAGTAATATTGATATCGAAACTTTGAATCGAATCTCTTCTGATAATACATTACAATCTAATATCGATGCAGAAGAAGCAGCTCGAATTCAAGCAGTTAGTAGCGAGGCGGCCACCCGTCTTGCCGAGGACCTGTCATTACAGGCCAATATCGTAGCTGAACAAACAGCTCGTATTGCTGAGGACCTGTCACTACAGGCCAATATCGTAGCAGAAGAAACAGCTCGAATTCAAGCAGTTACCAGTGAAGCAGCTACCCGTCTTGCTGAGGACTTGTCATTACAAGCCAATATTACAGCAGAGGAAACGGCTCGAATTCAAGCAGTTAGTAGCGAGGCGGCCACCCGTCTTGCTGAGGACTTGTCGTTACAAGCCAATATTACAGCAGAGGAAACGGCTCGAATTCAAGCGATTAGCAGCGAAGCAGCTACCCGTCTTGCTGAGGACTTGTCGTTACAGGCTAATATTGCAGCAGAGGAAGCGGCTCGAATTCAAGCGATTAGCAGCGAAGCGGCTACTCGTCTTGCCGAAGACCTATCACTACAGGCCAATATCGTAGCAGAAGAAACAGCTCGAATCCAAGCGGTCAGTAATGAAGCATCTGCTCGTCTTGCCGAGGACTTGTCATTGCAAGCCAATATTGTAGCTGAACAGACAGCTCGTATTGCCGAAGACTTGTCATTGCAGTCTAACATAGCAACAGAAGAAGCGGCACGAATACAAGCGGTCAGTAATGAAGCATCTACTCGTCTTGCCGAGGATTTGTCATTGCAAGCCAATATTGTAGCTGAACAGACAGCTCGTATTGCCGAGGACTTGTCATTGCAAGCCAATATTGTAGCCGAGCAGACTGCTCGTATTGCTGAGGACTTGTCATTACAAGGAAATATTGTAGCTGAACAGACAGCTCGTATTGCCGAAGACTTGTCATTGCAGTCTAATATTAATAATTTGAATCAAAGTTTGGCGGTAATTGCTAAAACTGGATCACATACCGATTTAGTCGATTTTCCGGTATTTTATAGCGATGCCAATACATTAATTGGTTATACTTATCTAAACAATAATTTAGGAAGTAATAGTATTGGTAATCTCTTTATTTTAGGTAATATTGATAATTTTGATAAAAGTATTACTACACAATATGTCAGAAGTCATAGTACCACCGATTTAGTTTTATCACCCGGGGCCGGTAGACAAACTGTAAGTTACGGAAACCTTGTACCTCAATTCAGTAATAGTTATAACCTTGGAACTCCAACTGATTATTGGTCGAACATTTACGGAAATAATTTAGTAGCAGCCGGAAATGTTGATGTTTACATGAACTTAAATGTAAATGGTAAAGTATTAGCTAAAGAGTTTGGAAATATTTTACCAATCGATGATAATACTCAATATCTTGGTAGTGAAATTAAGAGATGGCACTCGTTGTATGTTGGTCCAGGTAGTATAGATATCGATGGGGTAATTATCGGTTCGAGTAATGACGGAAAAATTCTTATTTCTGAAGTTAACAATCCACCAAAAGAAATCGCATTTTCGATCGATTTATCGGCTGAAATAAATGCTCGTACTCAAGCAATCAACGATGAAGCTAATTCTAGAATTGATAGTGATACTCTGTTACAGGCTAATATCGATATAGAAGAAGCAGCTCGAATTCAAGCAGATAGTAGTGAAGCAGCCGCCCGTCTTGCCGAAGACTTATCATTGCAAGCCAACATTATAGCTGAACAGACAGCTCGTATTGCCGAGGATCTATCACTACAGGCCAACATTGTAGCTGAACAGACAGCTCGTCTTGCCGAGGACTTGTCATTGCAAGGAAACATTGTAGCTGAACAGACAGCTCGTCTTGCCGAGGACTTGTCATTGCAAGGAAACATTGTAGCTGAACAGACAGCTCGAATCCAAGCAGTTAGCAGCGAGGCGGCCACCCGTCTTGCTGAGGACTTGTCGTTACAGGCTAATATTGCAGCAGAGGAAGCGGCTCGAATTCAAGCAGTTAGCAGCGAAGCATCCGCTCGTCTTACTGAGGATCTTTCGTTGCAGGCTAATATCATATCTGAACAAACAGCTCGAATTCAAGCAGTTAGTAGCGAAGCGGCTACTCGTCTTGCTGAGGACTTATCGCTACAGGCCAATATTGTAGCTGAACAAACAGCTCGTATGCAAGCTATTAGTGATGAAATGAGTTCAAGAGTTTCGTTTGATCTTATTTTACAGGCTAATATCGATGCAGAGGAAGCAGCTCGAATCCAAGCAGTTAGTAGTGAAGCAGCTACTCGTCTTGCCGAAGACTTATCGCTACAAGCCAATATCGATGCAGAGGAAGCAGCTCGAATCCAAGCAGTTAGCAGTGAAGCAGCTACTCGTCTTGCCGAGGATTTGTCATTGCAGGCTAATATTGCAGCGGAAACAAGTGCAAGAATATCATCAAATTTAACTATTGCTGGAATAATAACTAATTTAGACAGTGCAGTTAATACCAGAATAGAATCTGCTGTTGGTAGTTCATTTATTACAATTTCTGGAATGATCGAAGACGAGGCAGACGCCAGAGAATTAGCGATCGATACAGCCATAGCGACAGAGCAACTGGCTAGACAACAAGCAGATAATAGTTTACAAAGTCAGATTAATAATATTATTACTAATATTGATCCGGTAGCACTAGATAGCTTGACAGAAATTGTTGCAGCATTTCAATCAGAAGATAGCGATTTATTAGCAACATTAAACAATTTAAGTAGTAGTTCTTCTTCAAATTTATCAGTTGAAATTAATAGAGCTATTTCTGCAGAACAAGCATTACAAGCCAATATTGATATTGAAGAAACCGCTCGTATTGCTGAGGACCTGTCATTACAGGCCAATATCGTAGCTGAACAAACAGCTCGTATTGCTGAGGACCTGTCATTACAGGCTAATATTATAGCTGAACAAACAGCTCGTGTTGCTGAGGATTTGTCACTACAATCTAATATCGTAGCTGAACAAACAGCTCGAATCCAAGCGGTCAGTAATGAAGCATCTACTCGTCTTGCCGAGGACTTGTCATTGCAAGCCAATATCGTAGCTGAACAAACAGCTCGAATCCAAGCGGTCAGTAATGAAGCATCTACTCGTCTTGCCGAGGACTTGTCATTGCAAGCCAATATCGTAGCTGAACAGACAGCTCGAATTCAAGCAGTCAGTAATGAAGCAACTACCCGTATTGCCGAGGACTTGTCATTACAAGCCAATATCGTAGCTGAACAAACAGCTCGTATTGCTGAGGACCTGTCATTACAGGCTAATATCGATATAGAAGAAGCAGCTCGAATTCAAGCAGTTAGCAGCGAAGCAACTACCCGTCTTGCTGAGGATTTATCATTACAAGGAAACATTGTAGCTGAACAGACAGCTCGTATTGCTGAGGACCTGTCATTACAGGCCAATATCGTAGCTGAACAAACAGCTCGTATTGCCGAAGACTTGTCATTGCAAGGAAACATTGTAGCTGAACAGACAGCTCGTCTTGCTGAGGATTTGTCATTACAAGGAAACATTGTAGCAGAGCAAACAGCTCGTATTGCTGAGGACTTGTCATTACAAGCTAATATTACAGCAGAGCAAACAGCTCGTATTGCTGAGGACTTGTCATTACAAGCTAATATTACAGCAGAGCAAACAGCTCGTATTGCCGAGGACTTATCATTGCAAGCTAATATTACAGCAGAGCAAACAGCTCGTATTGCCGAGGACTTGTCATTACAAGGAAATATTGTAGCTGAACAGACAGCTCGTATTGCTGAGGACTTGTCATTACAAGGAAATATTGTAGCTGAACAGACAGCTCGTGTTGCTGAAGACTTGTCATTGCAAGCCAATATTGTAGCTGAACAGACAGCTCGTGTTGCTGAAGACTTGTCATTGCAAGCCAATATTGTAGCTGAACAGACAGCTCGTATTGCTGAGGACTTGTCATTACAAGGAAATATTAATTTATTATCAGATAGTCTAGCCAATATTGCTTTCGACGGATTATTAGATATTCTCGACACAAACAATTTAACCAATATTTTTTATCCGACATTTGTTGAGAATAGAACTGTCAGTCAATATGTAAGAGCAGATGTTGATCTTACATATAGATCGGATACCAATACTTTAAGCACAGGTAATATTTCGGTATCTAATAAAGTTGAAACTAATTCCTTGGTGGTTAATACTGGTATAAATTCGAGTTTGGCAGCTACAATTAGTGGATTTAGCTCGATATCTGCACAATACTTTTTGGGCGACGGCGGTAATATTTCTAATGTTCAGCTTGGAAATATCTCCGGAATTGGCAATATTTCATCTATCAATTTAGATGGTAATATTAGTAATGCTTTATTAGGTAATGGCACTTGGGGTCCTGTTGATGCAGGTATTCCTAATAGAATCGAGAATGGAACATCAAATATTTCGATTCCTGCAGCCGGTGCTAATGCTACCGTTAATATAAACAATTTGACTTGGACCTTTGACAGCACTGGCAATATAAATTTACCCGGTGGCGGGATCGTTGTTGGATCTGATTATGAAATTGGTCTTATTGCCGGTAGTGACGGTATGGCTATAGCTGGTACTGTAAACATAGCCACTATCAATCCTGCTATAGGACAATCTTTCTCATGGCAGTTTAACTCCTTGGGCGAATTAGAGCTGCCGCAGGGCGGTTTGATCAAAGAAGGTAATGGTCCATTTGGTAGCAGTATCACTTTAGAACCAGCTAATATCACAGATGGTGATCAGGTGCTGCTAGTATATCCTACAGCAGCCGAAGGTAATCATCTGCACCTAACCACAGGCAATCTTTACAACACTGAACTATACCTAGGCAGTGACAACTACTATGTAAAGTTGTCCAACAGCGGGTCTATCCTACTTAATGCCAACGATAATAATGGTTCTCAAGCCACTTGGGAATTTATGCCTCTTGGCAATTTAAGACTCCCCCAAGGAGGTGTAATTAGCGAAGTATCAAATCCTAGTGGTTTCCCAGGATATGCTCTATCCTTTACCCCAGATCCTGTCAATGCCATCAACCCCAATCAGCAATTACTGGTTTATCCCACTGGCGGCGTAGACTTCAATCACCTGCATCTAACTTCGGGCGATTTGTATGACACAGAACTGTTCCTGGGCAACGACAATCTTCATGTCAAGTTGGCCAACACCGGCGATGTGGAAATTCGCACTGATGACAACGCAGGCAATGTTGCACTATGGAGATTTGGCACAGACGGTGTATTAACATTCCCTAGCAACGGGAATATTATTTTTGATAATAGTGCTAGCAGTTCTATCGACGGTATTACTAGCATAGTTTATGCCGATGATACAGTTCAAACTACAGCCTGGGCGGGTAATATTGATCGAATTGAAAGTGGTTCGGCAAATGTTGTTGTTTCTAGTACCGGGGTAGTAAGTTTACCGGCTGTAGGTAATAGCCAAGTTACAATTTCTGGTGCAACTAAAACGGTTAATGGTAATCCATACTCGGTTAGAAGTTCTTATAGCAACGAATTTGAAATTTGGAAGGCCAGCAACGATGATGTAATTGCAGCCAAAATTACTATAAGATTACATAATGACTATTATACCTATACTGAATTATTTGATGTTTTAATGGTTAAGGAGGCAACTAATAATGCCAATGTTAGCTTTAGTATAGGACCGAGAATTAAATCAAACGATTCGTATCCTGACGGTGTTGTGGATGTGAGATTAAGCGATGGTAACAAATTAACTTTATATTATACAAGTGTACAGGGCGATGCAAGCTTCTATACATTTGATGCTGTTGAGTTTAGAAAAACTGTTTAAGGTATAAACAATGACTAAGAAACTTTTAAGAATAGACGGAATTCAAGTTGGTTTGGTTCCTTTAAGTTCAACCGGAAATATTATTAATACTGGTGGCCCAATCGATTTATCAAATAGTAATATCAATTGGACATCGGTGACTAATAGACCAACACAATTGAGTCAGTTTAGTAACGATACTAATTTTGCTAATTTAACTTATGTAGACAATAAGATCGCTGATTTAGTTAATAGTGCACCTTCAACTCTTGATACATTGAAAGAAATTGCCGATTCATTAGGCAACGATGCTAGTTTGGCTACTACTTTAACCAACAGTATTGCTACAAAGTTGGCAACTGCTGATTTTAATAGTACAGCTAATAATTGGATTAGTACTAAATCAACTACAGATTTATCCGAAGGTACAAATCAATATTTTACTAATGCTCGCGCTCGTAGTGCAATTACCGTAATTGGGAATTTATCGTATACCGAAGCAACTGGTGTAATCAGTTATAGTACTCCTACAACCGATGGTGTTTTTGAAGGTGTAATTAATAAATATTTTACTGTAGAGCGTGCTCGAGACTCTTTTATTGCTGGAAACGGATTAGATTATTCTTCGGGACAATTCAGTGTTAACACTTCAATAATTGCTACTAAAGCTAGTTTATCTACTGTAGCTACCAGTGGTTCTTATAATGATTTAACTAATACTCCTCTTCTTGCTACTGTAGCTACCAGTGGTTCTTATAATGATTTAACTAATACTCCTCTTCTTGCTACTGTAGCTACCAGTGGTTCTTATAATGATTTAAGCAATAAACCAACCGTATTAAGTTCGTTCACTAACGATACTAATTTTGCTAATATAACTTATGTTGATAATAAGGTTGCCGATTTAGTTAATAGTGCACCTTCAACGCTAGATACATTAAAGGAAATCGCCGATTCGTTGGGCAACGACCCAAATTTATCAATTACTTTAATGTCTAGCATTGGTACAAAATTAGCTACAGCCGATTTTAGCATTACAGCAAATACTTGGATTAGTACTAAATCAACTACAGATTTATCCGAAGGTACAAATCAATATTTTACTAATGCTCGTGCTCGTAGTTCGATCTCCGTTGGAGGTAATTTAACTTATAATAGTACCACAGGAATTATTGAATATTATCTTCCAAATGTGGTTAGTACCTTAGCTATAATTGGAGCAAATCTGAATGTATCCAAAACAGATGGAAGTACCATTGATTTAGGTTCGGTTTTAGGCTACACCGGTAGTCAAGGAGATCAAGGTATTCAAGGAACTACCGGATATACAGGTAGTCAAGGAGATCAAGGCGTAGTTGGTTATACCGGTAGTCAAGGAGATCAAGGTATTCAAGGAACTACCGGATATACAGGTAGCCAAGGAGATCAAGGCGTAGTTGGTTATACCGGTAGTCAAGGAGATCAGGGTATAGTTGGTTATACAGGTAGCCAAGGAGATCAAGGCGTAGTTGGTTATACCGGTAGTCAAGGAGATCAGGGTATAGTTGGTTATACAGGTAGCCAAGGAGATCAAGGTATTCAAGGAACTACCGGATATACCGGTAGTCAAGGAGATCAGGGTGTAGTTGGTTATACCGGTAGTCAAGGAGATCAAGGCATTCAGGGTACTACTGGATATACAGGTAGCCAAGGAGATCAGGGTGTAGTTGGTTATACCGGTAGTCAAGGAGATCAAGGCATTCAGGGTACTACTGGATATACAGGTAGCCAAGGAGATCAAGGCGTAGTTGGTTATACCGGTAGTCAAGGAGATCAAGGCATTCAGGGTACTACTGGATACACAGGTAGCCAAGGCGATCAGGGAATAACCGGATACACAGGTAGTCAAGGAGATCAAGGCATTCAGGGTACTACTGGATATACAGGATCCAAAGGAGATACAGGATTAGGATTTAGCATAGCAAAAAGCTATGCAAGTGTAGCAGCACTAACTGCCGATACAAATCCAACTGGGATATCGGCAGGTGAGTTTGCAATAATCGAAACGGGCGATGTTGAGGATGCTGAAAATAGTAGATTATATTTATGGAATGGGTCTGCTTATAGCTATGTAACTGATTTATCGGGAGCAGCAGGTATTACTGGCCCTGCAGGCATTCAGGGAACTACTGGTTATACAGGTAGCCAAGGCGATCAGGGAACTACTGGTTATACAGGTAGCCAAGGCGATCAGGGTATAGTTGGTTATACCGGTAGCCAAGGAGATCAGGGCATTCAAGGAACTACCGGATACACAGGTAGCCAAGGCGATCAGGGAATAACCGGATACACAGGTAGTCAAGGAGATCAAGGCATTCAGGGAATAACCGGATATACAGGTAGCCAAGGAGATCAGGGTGTAGTTGGTTATACCGGTAGTCAAGGAGATCAAGGCATTCAGGGAACTACTGGTTATACAGGTAGCCAAGGAGATCAGGGAATAACCGGATATACCGGTAGTCAAGGAGATCAAGGCATTCAGGGAACTACTGGTTATACAGGTAGCCAAGGAGATCAGGGAATAACCGGATATACAGGTAGCCAAGGAGATCAAGGCATTCAGGGAACTACTGGTTATACAGGTAGCCAAGGAGATCAAGGCATTCAAGGAACTACTGGTTATACAGGTAGCCAAGGCGATCAGGGTGCAGTGGGTTATGCCGGTAGTGTTGGTTATACCGGAAGTGCTGGTCCCGTGGCAGGTTCTGCT